GTCATAACTGGATTCCATGTAAGTCCATTGTCATCTGACCAAGCCTGATTATCGTCACTAACCATAACAAAAACCCCATTTCCATATGTTACACCATACCAGATTCCCGTTAGAGCCATAACTATATTCCATGTAAGTCCATTGTCATCTGACCAAGCTTGTTTATTTGTGCCAACTTTTATAAAAACCCCATTTCCGTATTTTAGATCATTCCAGTATCCGTATCCTAACCCAGGACCATAACTAGATCTAATCCACGAATGCCCATTAGTAATTGAATATGCCGAATCTATGTCATAACCAATCATGACAAAAATAGGTGTAAAATAACTCGAACCAGTAAAATTATAATTTGAGTATTTGAGAATATTAAAATTATCGATTACAAAATACAACGTATCCCCTACAAGTACTCCTTCAGTGATTTGACTACCATATAATGAATAGTCTAACGTGTACCATTGACTCTGAACATTAGCATTCAACTGAAACGTGTACAGTGACCCAGGAGTTCCCATGGGAAGCATCACAAGTTCTGTCCCGGTTGAAATGAACTGGTAGACACCATCGACGCTCGAATTGAAATTTAACGTAAAGTCGACCGTCTTGTAACTTGCTGCAGACGTAAAACTTGATGTCGTGTCGTATTGAGACACGAAAACATTTGAAGTGACTGTGTTACTCACAGCGTAGTAGACATATCGGAAATCAGCAACAATTGTCCCAGTCAAAGACCCGATAGTCGGTGTGTAATTGTTCAACTCAAATGATGATATAATTCCTTGAATGATTTCGTCCAAAATGAAACGAGCGAGTGTACCGTCCGAAAGACCAATGTACAAAATACCAGAGAGGACACAAAACTGTCTGAAAACGTTCGTGCCCGAAAAGGCTGAAAGAACTGTGTACGATGTGGAATCCGAAACAGGCTTTGATGTATCGTAAATGACGAACAACCCGTCGTACGTGACGATGAAAATATACTGTTGATACGAGAATGTCGTTTGGACATTGAGAGGACTTCCATTCAAAATTCCAGTTGTCGCGTTATACGTCACAAATGATTTGGGGTCTGTAAAAACACCCGTCCCAGGATTCAAACTTCGGGACAAGTTTGTGTATCTTTCAAAATCAATTTCGACACTCATATTTTGATGAGTCAGAGCACAAAGAGGAATCTCTCTTGTTCCGAGTGGTAAAGACACGTAGTATTCTCTTGAAACGATGGCTTGTGTTTGGTCGAGTGTTCCATTCATGAGTTTGAGAATGGCTTTATTTGCATAGTCAACGGTCAAGTCATTCAAAAGTTCAATGTATTCGCCAGAATATTCCTTGATTGTTTGTTTACCAACCATGATTCTAACCGCCTTGCATAATTTATGCGCGACTGAATCATCCCACGTAGACGAACTCGGAGGTAAAAATCCTGGAATCCAACCACTTTGTACGAGACTCCATGGAGGTGTAATGACTCCATTATCAAAGGAATATGTCAATCCGCTACGAGAATCAAACCCCCAAAACGCTGCATCTGAGGCGTTTGCAAACGATATAGATGAATAAACAGTTGATGCAAAGTCACGATTCGCTAATTGAAGAGGTGGGACGATGAGTGAAACTGAATCTGATGCAGAGTTTTTATATGTAAAGTATCCGTAAGTTGCACTAAACCAGTTTCCACCGACTATGCTCACAGACTGTGTCCAAGTAAGTCCGTTATCTATTGAATACGCTTGTGCAGAGCCACCAATCATAACAAAAACACCGTTTCCATATGCGACTTTGGCCCCAAAGTATCCTGGGAGAGGATTTGCGACTTGTGTCCAAGTAAGTCCGTTGTCAGTTGAATATACCTGGCTATTACCACGAACCATAACAAAAACACCATTTCCGTATGTTAGATTGATCCAGAACCCTGAAACAGGATTCATAACCGGATTCCATGTAAGTCCATTGTCACCCGACCAAGCTTGTTTATTTGTGCCAACCATAACAAAAACCCCATTTCCATATGCTACGTCATACCAGGATCCTGAAACAGGAGTCATAACTGGATTCCACGTAAGTCCATTGTCACCCGACCAACCCTGATTATTTGTGCCAACCATAACAAAAACCCCATTTCCATATGTTACACCACGCCAGACCCCTGAAACAGGCGTCATAACTGGATTCCATGTAAGTCCATTGTCACCCGACCAAGCCTGAATATTTGTGCCAACCATAACAAAAACCCCATTTCCATATGTTACACTACTCCAGGATCCTGAAACAGGCGTCATAACCGGATTCCACGTAAGTCCATTGTCACCCGACCAAGCCTGATTATTTGTGCCAACCATAACAAAAACCCCATTTCCATATGTTACACCACGCCAGGATCCTGATATAGAACTATCATATCGTGTCCAATTAAGTCCATTGTCATCTGACCGACCTTGGTTATTTGTGCCAACTATTATAAATGGATTGTTTATTGTACATGTAAATACCGTGTCTAATGTTGCAGTAACTATAAACGTTTTATTTAATATACCACTCGATGGCAAGTTCAACACAACAAGACTTCCAACAGGAAAATTGCTCGGTGCAGATGTCGTAAATGTCCAACTCGTCCCTACATTTGAACCCCCCGTGATTTGCCACGTCTTGTTTGTCAGGTTATTCACCCACAGATTCGAGTTTTGCGTCGAAAAGTAACTCACAACATCACCACACGAAATCCCGACTGTACTCGCTGTTCCGTTGAATGAAATGCCAGACAGAACGGTCGAACACGTGAATGAGTTTGCCGTTGGAATTCCGTTGATGGTATACACACCATCGAGGTCGAAAATTGAGTATGCCGTCCCTGACAAGATGACAGGAGCACCAACTGAAAAGTAATGATTCCCGGTTGTGTTTGCAGTCAGGGTCGTTCCGTTGGCGACAATTTGGGTCAGACCCATGTTGACATAGACGCTCCCACCAACCTGTGAGGACGGTGTTGGAAAAACGTATTGTCCAGGCTGTACCGGATAAATTGGCGGGAGAACGGCTCGGAGCGTCAGCCCGGTGAGGTAGTCCCCCTTGACTGGAATTGTCGATTGACCGGTTGTGCCGAATGTAACACCCTGGTAATCAAATGGGATTTCGAGCGTCTCACGAAGTCGGTTGATACGAGGTTTGTATTTGGCTTCAAAAAACGTCCTACTCGGACTTTCTGTCAACCAGCGGTCTTCCTGACCACGTGCAGCCAGCTCGATTTGTGACGCTGCCATCTACTACATTAGGGTGCGAAAATTAAGTGCGCAAAAAAACCAGCGTATTAGCAGTAATGAGCAATCTACAACTGAAAAAGTTTGATCCGAGCATCATCGGCGACGACAAGGTGTGTGTTTTCATCGGAAAGCGTGGAACCGGCAAGTCCACGCTCGTGACTGACATTATGTACCACAAAAAGCACATTCCAGCTGGTATTGTCATGTCTGGTACGGAGGATGGCAATCACTACTATCGCCAGTTTGTTCCCGACTTGTTCATCTACGGAGACTACAAGCGAGACGCGATAGAAAAGGTGCTCGAGCGGCAGCGCAGAATTGTGTCGGTGGGTGGAAAGTCGAGTGCATTTTTGCTTTTGGACGATTGCATGTACGACAAGGCGTTCATGAAGGATACCTGCATTCGACAGTGCTTCATGAACGGTCGTCACTGGAAAATCTTCTTTTTGCTGACGATGCAGTACTGCATGGACCTGACACCCGACCTGCGTGCCAACGTCGACTATGTGTTTGTCCTCCGTGAGAATGTGATTCAGAATCGCGAGCGTCTGTACAAGGCGTTCTTTGGCGTCTTTCCGACGTTCGACATGTTTTGTCAAGTGATGAATGCCTGCACGGAAAACTACGAGTGCCTCGTGCTGGACAACACGAGCAAATCCAATCGGATCGAGGATTGTGTCTTTTATTACAAGGCTCCGATTCGAAAGGGGTTCCGGATCGGATCAGATGCCATGTGGCAATACCACCAAAAGAATTACAATCCTCGGCATGTCGCAACGCCTTTATCTACAGCAGGGACGCCTGCATCGAGCGCACGGCGTCCAGGTGTGACTGTTAAAAAGGTATAATGCGTCCCTGGTTCATAAAAGATTTCACATGAGACAGTAGACATGATTATCGAAAATTTAGACTTTGATGGTTCGAGTGACATTGCTCAGTTGATTCAGCAGGAACAGCATCAGGCTCCTTCTCAGCCGCAGCCGCAGAGTTCTTTCGGTCCACCACCCGAACTCCAGCCAGAGTTTCAGACACGTACAGTTGATCAACGTGAGTTATTTAAACCTGAAATAAAACCTCCTCAAATAGAAATGGATTTCTCGACACCCATAGCTGACATTGTACCAAGTGCTGAGCTGGACAACTACGGTCCGTCCATGGGCGGTCCGTACAAAAATCCACAGAACCAGAAGGTGGTTGCGCTGAGCCTGGACAACGCCACTGGAGGTGGTGACAAAACAGCACCAAAAAACCCATTTGGTCTGACTGATGAGCAGTTGAATGCGGTCATTGCAGGAATTGCTGCGACCGTTGCATTCTCCAAGCCAGTTCAGAACAAATTGGCAGATCTTATTCCTAAATTTATGAGTGACGCCGGCGACCTGTCAGCGACAGGCATGCTCGCAACGGCATTCTTCGCAGCTGTTGTGTTTTATGTTGTGACCAAGTTTATGAAGCCACAGAAAAAGTAGAAGAAACACACGTGTTTCTTCGCCAAATCAGTTCGAGTACAGTTGGCCTGCCATGCCATCCTTGATGCGCAGAACGTTGTAGTTCATCGCGTAAAAGTAGTTGCCTGCGGCGCCAGACAGTGTGCTCAGAGACACACCTGCTGGTGCGACGATGCGGTAGGTGTCAATGCGAGAAAAGTTGAGCGTGCCAGTTGGCTGCAGCTTGGACGTATCCAGACAGTATGAAATCAGAGCCACATTGGCAGTCTGGTTAGCGTGATTGTAGCCGTAAGGCGTGTGGTAATACTGGGGAACATCGATCCACTGGAACATGGATCGCGAGTCACCAACATCCACGCCGTTAATCTGTGTCTTGAACTGGTAGTTGATGGGTGCAATCTGTGTCGCTGCACCGCTGTACGCAGCTGTATAGTTGTTGGACGAGAATGCCAGGAACTTGGTGGGGTGAGCCAGAGCCAGCTCCTGCATGTTCTGTGTGCCGATGGGGATACGGTTGACCTGGGTGATCAGCATGTCCATTGGTGTGTTGGCAAAGTACTCACGCTCCGCCTGGTCCAGGTAGACGAAGTTGGTCCAGGCCTCGTACTGGAATGCAGAGTAAGCAGTGGCTGCTGTGGTTGTTCCGTTGAACACAGACAGTGTAGAAGAAGACAGGGTGGTGCTCCACGTGATGCGAATCTCAACATCGTGGTACTGCAGCGCCACCAGTGGCAGAGATACGTTCCAGTCCTTGCAGAAGAAGAACTTCAGAGGCAGGAAACCGTTCGAAACGTTCGTAGGACCGCTGCTGTTATTATTCAGGAAACGAGAGGAGAAGTTCTGGGCACCAGTCACTGGCTCAATCTTTGTCATCCACGTGATGTCCTGTGTGTCCACAATCTGTCCACCAATCAGGAGCTCCACCTTGTCAATGACGTTGGTCCAATTAATGTTTGGAATCAAGGAACCAGTGGAGTCCTTGGCGATAAAGTACACGTAGTTGATCAGATCTCCCTTCTTCTCAAAACGAATCGTGGAGATGTTACCAGCGGATGGATTACCCTGAATCAGCTGGCGTTCGGGGGACATGGCATAGTGCGTGTAACGCTTGTAGCTGGAGCGGTAGAAAGAAACCTCCGGCTTACCTGTTAACCAAGTGTCCTGAGCACCAGTTGCGACGAGCTGAACGATACCACCAGACATTTAACATGAGTAGAGAAAATTAATCCCGGATAGTGATACCGCAGTACTCGACGGAACCTTCGAGTGGTTTGTATATCCCTAGTGTCTTGCACAACTCCTTGAGATCCTTGAACGACGCCCAGAATGCTTTCGAGTGATCGTACTCATCCACCGTGACATGCGCGAGTTCATGGATGAGCACGTTCATCGTCGAATCAATAGAATCGAGTCCTCCGTCCAGACAAATGTAAATTTCGTACCCCTTGTTTACATTGTACCCTATAGTTCCACGATTCATACGGGACCCGTGAATTCCGGTGAGGATGCACCGTTTTCTGAGACGGCTGAATCGTTCATCTACATGTTCAGTTTCTCTGAGATGATGCAACAGTATATCATATCGTCGAGTCATTTCAACCATAAGGGGGTTTTGTTGACGGGTGTTTGACACTGCAATAATAAATGCAGTCAACAGAATCCCCATCTGGATAATCCCGTTCATCTACTACTAGAGGCGCAAAAAAACAAACTGAACATAAATGTCGCTCACCAACCCTGTTTGCTCTGGTGATATCGGTGACCACAGCACACATCGAAACTCTGGCTCGAGAGCCCGCCGAAAAACGTTCCCGTCAAGCAAAGGTTCGTATTTCGGTCCGTCTGCGTAAAACGGTCCGTCGGTGAGTTTCATGAGCACTTGATTTCCGTGAACCTCAAAGATATTTCCGAGAGGATCCGGGCTCTTGGTCTGTTCGATGAGGCTCTTCTCTGGTGCAATGCCGAGCAGATACCCCCCTGATTTCACAGCCAGCTTGATCGCCTTGATGCTCTGATCAAAATGTTCACCGATAATGTACTGAATTGAAAAGTTGTAACAGACTGCGTCAAACGGTCCCGCGAATGCCGCTTGACGAATGTCTCCTTTGCCGAGAAACCACACCCCAATTCCGATATCCAAGGCTCGGTTTTCCGCTTCTTTGAGCGACTCTTCATCCGGGTCAATGGCGGCGAGGCGAGCCTGTACCGCCTTCCATTTGTGGAGGTCACCGCCTCGACCACATCCACAATCGAGCACGTACGACTTTGGTTTGATCCACGCCGTGATGAGTTGGCGCTTCACGTCATTGTGGCGTTTACGAAGCTCGTTCATTACTTAAAACTTTAACGTGCAGTAAGTTTATATGGGTTCTCTCGAGCAGGATTACTTGACCGTCCCAGGACAGCTTTTTGCACTGATTTCCATCGTCGGTCCTGACCTGCCTCAGAAGAATGAGCAGGTGGGTCTGAAGATTCGCGGGTGCTTTGCCACCAAGGATGAGGCGGAGAGCCACGCAAAGCGTCTGCAGAAGGATGATGCTCTCGTTGACATTTACGTCGTGGACATGTATAAATGGCTGCTGATCCCTCCTGATCGTCTGCAGATTGACAATGTGCATTACCAGAACGAGAAGCTTGAGGAGATTATGACCAAGTATCGTGATAACCAGCGTCAGGCTGCAGCCATGTTTGAGAAGCGTAAGCGTGACATGATGGCAAAGCCAATCGAGGGCTCACCGACGCCATTTATCGAGCCTGGTGATGAAAACTCCAAGTACTACTCCAAGCCCGATGTTCCACCAATTCCTCACCCCGCCGAGCTCATCGATGACCTGAAGAAGGAGTTTCCAGACAAGGACATGCCCGAGCTGGTGAAGCTCGCTGATGAGCGTATCGCAGAGGAGATTGAGCGTCGTCGTGTTCAGCAGGAGGAGGAGCGCGCAAATGCGCCTGCAGTGACGATTGACGCTGGTCCTGTACCCGAGCCAATTGGTGCCGGTGCACCAGCAGCTGGTCTGATTGGTTAAAAATGTGTCCATAGAATAGAATGAAAGGAGTTCACTGGTCGGTATGGGTGGCACTTGCTGTACTGATATTGATCATTGTCATTCTGAGTGCACGCAAGGAGGGATACGCTCCTGCTCGTGACGAAAATACACAGCCTCCGTATACAGAAAATATAGGAAACACAGCTGAAACATCAAACAACCTTCCGTACGTAGACTCGACAAGTAATGTCGTTCGGATTGACAATCAGACTCAGATATATAAAGACATGGGCGGTCTCGATTTTCAGATTCAAGCGGGAAACCCTATTTTAAACTTTATTCAGGGTGATCCTTCATCAAACGTTATATACGGTGACTTTGTACCGAACGAGTCTGATGGAGGGTCAGCGCGAATGTATGCATATGAAGATCGTGAAATGATTGCTCCAGGCAGCAACCTCATGACCGTACCTGAAACAAATAATCTCATGACCGTACCTGAAACAAATAATCTCATGCCCGTACCTGAAAACCCAGTTTTAACAAATGTCCAAGGAATTGACGTAAATGGGGCTACTTTCGGTGGTTCTACGTTACCACCCGACGCTGGTCAGTACATACCCACTTTAACATCTCCCACAATTCCATTTTTAGGTGAACAACCTGGAATTAGTGCTTCAGAATCACCGGCGTCAGCGACTTCCCCAGAAGCAACCCAATGAAAAATGCAGCAAATACAAGAATTATAGTCTCTTTTGAAATCTTTTCAAGCATATCAATCTGTTGATGTTGTGCGTGAAATACACGTGGGCTCGGTTCATAGTACGAGCGCGCGTCGTGCTGTTGTTGATGGACGTCCTCGACCACGCCCACGTCCTCGGGCTGCTGCTCTTGAGGGTCCATCACTGGAAACGTCGGTCTCGCTGGAGTCGGATCGAACATCCGGTCCATTACTATCAGAGTCACTGCTAGTTTTATCTTCAACTACAAAACCTTCAAGATTTCCGTCAGCATCAGCATCACTTTCGCTTGAGATATCCTCCGTGTCATAGGATACCTCAGACGAAACACTTCCAGACTCTTCCGTGTCGTAGTCATCATCTGCATAATCATCCTCACACACCTCCTGAGGCGTGTAACGTACTGGAGCCTTGACCGCACGACCTGAACGAGTACGTGTCACAGGCTCACTGCCCGTGACTTCTGGGGTCGGGGAAATGTCCGTCGACTGATGCGCCTGTTCGGTTGACATCAGGCTCTGTACTTTCAGGGGGTAAATCGTTTAAGTACTTTGGAAAGAAGTACACCCCTTGTTTCTGTGCAAGAGCAAACAACGTCGTTTCACCTTCTACACCCATCTGAATGGCAATGTCTTCAAGTCGTTCCTGGTGTTCATGATCATCTGCGCGTCGAATGGAAAGTCCTAGGTTGCGAACATCTTCAATCGCTGAATACAGTCCTGCGGCTCTTTGATCCAGGCTTGCTTTTGTATTTTCGTACTGTTCCAGATGTCTTTGGAGAAGCTCCCACGTTTGAGGGTCGAGACCCGAGTACGGATGCACCTCTCTGAGAAACCGATTCTTCTTGCCACCAAAAGTCGGGAACAAGATCACGAATAGACACAAAAGTAGAATTATCCACAGCAACATTGCTGTTTAATTCCTCTACTATACTTGGAGAAAGAATATGCTCACGACCTACAAACTTCAACTCTTTGCATTCATCGTCGTGACACAACTGACAAATTCGACCACGTGTAATACCAAACCACACGTGATTTGATTTGTGTTCACCTTGGATTCGTTCACAGTATTTTGAATCCGTCTGAACGATGATTCGGTCTGAACCCTTTCGCATCACTCGACGAACATTTGCAAGGTCTTGCCCCTTGAGATTTTTACGTATGAATCGCTCGAGTGGTGCACATGTAATTTCAACATTGACCGCTTCATTGGACATTTTGTCTGTTCTGAGTGCAAACAGACTTAGAACCTGAACATTTGGTACTGGATCGAATCTATTTCCGTCGAGGTCACGCCACGGTACATACGGATCAGAGTCCACTCCCTTTTCTCGTTTGTGTGACCAGAGCATTCGAAGACCTGAACCGCCGTAGACACTCGCATCGATACGTCGACTCCATTCAGGGTCATCGGGTAATTCGAGTAGAATTCGCGTCCGTAAAGCAAGCGCTTCTGATCGAGTTACGTAAACGTCCGGCCAGTGAATATGTACACCCGTTTTCACGAGACTGTCCACGTTTCGAGGCGCTGCACGGGCGATACAACACCGTCCTTTTTGTACGACAGAGTGCATGACATTGACGAGTTCTAAGATGGCTTCGTCTGGGAGTGCTTCAGGTCCCTTGTAATCGAGGTCTACGAAAAACTTGAAAACGTCCGTTTTTTGCTCGACAACGTACAGTTTCGTCCCCGTGCGAATCGAGTGTACACATTCTATGTAAAATTCTTCAAGTTGTTCAAACGGAACTTGAAGAATTCCACCATCCATAAGGACGTGAGTCCCTGGCCCTTTGTCAGTTCGCCATTTCTCCATGGTTACCTAGAGCTTTTTGTTTTTATACGGCGCGCAACTTGCCCGCATTGTAAATCCTTTAATTGGACCGGTAAGACAACGAATTTTTGAAAACTTTCGAGGGAGACTGAACACTTTTTTGTTTGAAGCCCGAACACAGCTTTTGTTTTTAGGTCCAGCTTTACGACAATTCTTCATTACACTATTCAAAGAAATTTTAGTCTGAATCAGAATCGTGAGTCAGCCGACTCCAAAAGTCTTTAATTTTGACAACAATCTCCGGCTCCGGCTCCGGCTCCGGTTCCGGTTCCGGCTCTGCCTTCTTCTCCGGCTTCGGCTCTGGAGTCTTTTCGGACTCCGGCTCCGGTTCCGGCTTTTTCGTCTCTTCTTCCACTTTTTTCATTTGGTAGATGATATCGACGAGTGTCATGGTTTTTGCAATTTCTTCTGCATCCCCGTGACCCTGTGCCTGGACGAGGAGTTCAGCAAACATACGCTTTGACTTGGTCATGCTCTGATAGTCTTGAACATTTTATCAATAAAAAATATCCGCAGTACTAAGACCGAAAATAAAAAGAATCGCGTTGGGGAGAGGAAAGAGCTGCATGAAAATCTGGGTTTGAAATAACGTGTGTACGTATCATATCCCATAGGTTTTCACGCGCCGTGATGCCTTCGAGTGTATCAAATTCAACTCCGTCATTTTCGTCATAGTTTTTACGAAAATAGGTTTGATGATTTTCCATCTTTGACTTTTCCTCGTTGAAACGGCGAATGATGTACGTGTGCTCATGTGCAGTCATTGGGAGATCGATGACATATACATGATATATACTCGTCACATCATCCTCAATGTCCGCTTCTGAATCACCCGGCCCCTTGTACTTGGTTGCAAATTGAAAATACGAATACGAGCCACGTTTCAAGTTGATGGTTCCACGTGTCTCTTCTTCGAGTTCTCGAACGGCACAACGCAACGGATTTATCACCTCACGTCGTCTGCATCCACCAGTGACAAATGTCCACTCTTGGTATCGACGATCATGCACAATAAGCATATACTGCTTATTATTAATCGTCGTCACTGGAATCGCTATGCTTTTGTGCCTCTCCCGACATGGTTGCTCGCTCGGGGAAGTCATTCCCTCCTACTTTTCCATGAATAAAATAATTCACTAGGTTTCCCCCACCACGAGATGGTTGATATGTAATCAAAAACAAGAGACCGAGGAGAAGAAGCCACTTCCAGATTTGCATCTTTTAGTGTTACGTGATAAACTTAATTCACAGGCTGGACGAGTGGTGTGCCAGTCTCCGCCTTGGCTGAAAATGTGTGCGCAAAAGGGTTGTTGTTGAGCACCTTGGATGCCAGACCCAGGTTGTTTGTCGTTGAACGGAAATCCGTCTGCCCCTTGAACACGTTGAGTCTGTCATACTGTGGGCGAATGTAACGAGAACCTGTGCTTCCACCACGAGTTCCGTCGGCGGGACGAACTGGGAGAGCACCAGCCTCGAGGCGTACATTTGTATTTGCACCGACAGCGCCAATAGGGTCTGCACGCACATTCATGCGTGCACCGTTTGCTGCACGGTCTGGGTTGATACGATTCTTTGACCAGCGGATTGGATCATCGTAGGCTGATCCGTAGCCCTCGTACACCATGTACTGTGCAGCTCCCATTTCGAGACCATCCTTGCGCATACCAGTCTCCTGGCGATTCGTTGTACGGCGTGTTCTCTGGAAATCCGGGCGACCCTCTGGTGCGGTGATGGCACCACCCTGACCCTGTCCTCGGCTCTGGATGGGCTCATATGTGGCAGTTTTGGAAATCTTTGCTGGATGAGAAATGGCACCCATGGTTGTACCGCCATTCTTGATGACTGGGTTGGCTGGACCTCCCCACGTGCCTGGCAGGTTGGTCAGACGCTCCTCATTCATGTTGTTGGGCATGATCCGGAAGAACTGCTGGAAACCACCTGATGCGGGTACGTCTGGTGCGAGACCGAGACCGCGTCCGACGTACACCTTGTCTGCGGGGTTTACATTGTTCATCTTGTTCGTCACTGGCTCACGGCTTCCATCTGTGGTGTACACTGGCTGTCCAAACGGAAAACGAGCTCCGTTTGGTACAGTGTCAGCCAAATTGGGAACGGCATCCTTTGGCGGCAGACGGAATCCGCCTGAGAAACCACGGCCAGAGTTTGGCTGTGTATTCAGTGGATCAATGGGGAAATCCTGTTGGGCAAACTTGTATTGAATGAGGTCAAACTTTGAAACTTGGTCTGGTGCTGGGACTGAAGAAGGCATGGTTGCCTGCTCAGCCTGATCTTCCTTGGCGTCGCTGATTTTCTTTCCGGCGAAAACCAATCCTACAACGGCGGCAAGGCTGAAGGGATCCATCTATTATTTACTCTTTATTTTTTTCTACTGTTTGTCAGTTGGATAGCGCTTAGCATATGACATTGACTGATACATAGAATATGTGCTTGTAGGGTCCCATGTCAAAAACTTGTTCACGGGATCGACAATGTACAGCTCTGGAAAGTCGTATGGCTTATCAGCGTAGTACTTGTTGTTGCGGGACGTCGTCTGGGAACGAAGGGCGTCATCCGTCATCACCATCACCTCGTAGTTTGTGTTTTTGGGGCCGTAATACATACCCTCTTCAACCATGAGTAGTCCGGGCTGAAGCACACTGCTCGGCATTATTAATTGTGGTGGATATTTTTTTAGCGACCATTGCCACCACGCAACTGGATCGGCTCTGGACCACGGGCATATGGACCATCTGGATTGCACGCCGCAGGGTCGTCACGGCATGTTGGTGCAAATGGCTTGCCAAATGCTGCATTTGTAAACGCAGCCTGGTCGTTAGGCCAGGTTGACGCGGCTGTTGTGTAGAAATTACGTTCTGCGTCACGTTTGCGTTCGAAGGGGTGAATGGACGCCCACTCTTGCTGCACCTCCTTCTTCATGCTTGGATACCAAGGCGCCTGCTGATTGAAACTCGGATCGTCGCCCAACAGAAAGTTTGCCATGGGATTGTCACGTGTAGGCATGCGCAACCCACCTATCACTTTAGGACCAGTCATGACGGCACGTTTACCATCTGGTATCATGTTCATACCATACAGTACATAAAGAGCGGCAAGCACGAGAACACCGAGAGCAACGACACGAGCATCACGACGAATGATATATACGAGTACTATGGCATACAAGATAAAGCGAGTTGTTGCGAGTACTCTTTCTTCAGCCGTCTGACGAGACGTTGGCCAAAAATCGAGCAGTTTATCTTTTGCAATTAAATCACGTAGATCAATCATCGTCTTCTAGTTTACATGGAGATTTTTTCCTTCAAATCAGAGGACCCTTGCCACCCTTGAGCAGTGATGACATGAGACCGTTCATGCTGTTCATAAGCGCCTCCTCGTCAATAGTGCCGTCTGGAGCGGTTGCCGTGTCCTGCAACTGGGATGCGCACTTCTGAGCCACAGACTCAATCATATTCAGCGTGTCTGCTGGAAGCGATGAGATGGTAGTACCCAGAATGTACAGCGTCTGCAGATACTGCCAGATGGCATTCTTGGTCGTCTCAGACAGATCGTCGGTCCACAGACGAGGAATGTCCAGATCATTCAGAAATGGCACCTCGGACGCGTGTGTCTTGAAAAACTCCTCATCCTTCTGCATCAGATGATTTGCATATGGACCAACCGTCTCCATAAACTCCTTCAGAGGCTTTTTCCCATTCGCCTTGCGCAAAATGGCAAAGGAATTCTGAAACTTGGCCAGCTTCTTCTCACCGGGAAAGGTGAGAACAAGCTCGTCGAGAAACTGCTGCATCATATCGTTGAAGGCGTTCGTCGTGGTCGCCATTGGAATAATGTACATTCTATACTTTAAGTAGTTCCTGTTACGACGAAACGCCCCATACGTTTCATTGTTACTGTTTTGGGTCCAGGACCTTTTTTATGCGCCGGTGCGTTTTTGTTTGACAAAACCCCCATGTTTTTGACCATTTCAGCTGTAATAAAGTTTGCTGCTTTCCGCATCGCAGCCTTGACTTCAGGTGGTGGATTTGTTACAGTTTTCATAGCCTCATGACTTAATACAACCCGACGCAAGTTTAGCTTTTTGCTTGACATTTACTTTAGTCAAGAAACTAATATGGTGTCGTCGCTATTGTCTCTTGATGAGCATTCCCCTGGTGAACGATAATGTACACGAGAAGACCGACGAGGAACGCTGGTTTAAAGTATGCAGAGTTTGGAAGTGCCTTTTCATTGTTCATAGATGAACGAATGTACACGTAGGCAATCGTTGCTGCAGCTGCAATTGCAGCTGCGCTCATAGGGTCACGAAAATGATGATCCATCTACTACTGTACACTACGAAAATTTACTTGTCAGGGGCGTCATCAAACAACGTCTCGTGGTGCACCTTTACAGGAACTTGTTTGACGTCTTCGGGTGCGTCTGGCATTGGTGTATTCTCAGCTGCGGGAGCTGCTGCGGGTGTTCCCTCCGCCATCGGCGTGCCTTCGGGTGCAGCCGCTGCTGGTGTTTCCTCCTCCGCAGGCTCTGTATTTGGAAGTGGTGTTGCGACCTGCATGGGATCATCCTCTGTCGTTTCGGGGTCGGCTGGGTCTTCGGCACTACCAGACATGTCAAGCTCACCTGTAAAGTTGGGAATGTACGTATCAAGAATCTGCTGAACTGGAATGAAATCGTCAACCACCTCCTTGATGAGTTCAGTGAAACGAGAAGTCATCTTTGATCGGCGTTCCTGATCAGTCATCTTATCAACAACAACATATGGATCCTCGTACAGGCTCTTTGCGGCTGCAATGTAGCACGAATGCACAAACACGTCATTCGACGGCAACTTGATGTTAATCTTCTTGGAATCTGACGAAATACGCACTGCAGACATGATTTTCACGGAAATGACAAACACTGCCGCCAACAAATTTGGAAACATGGAGCAGGACTTGATGATGGCATCGGTGTGCTGCTTGACCATGGTGTTGTTCCAGTGTTGAACCTCCTGGAGAAGCGTCTGGTAGCGGATCAGCGTCTGCCGCCCCTTTGAAATCTCAATCGACTTTTTGTACAACTCGTAGAATGAATCAATCATCACTGGAGTCATGGCGTTGCACAGCTTGATCATAAACTTGCGTTCCGCCTCGACAAGGATGGCTGTCGAGTCCATTGATGTTAACGAGTTTAATTTTTTGTGCGAGACTCGCGCACTGAAAAAAGATACTATATATAAATAATGGCTATTGATTACGAGCGGATAGCATTATGGATCTTGGTCGTCGTCATGTTTATCAAACTGTTTGTAATTCGTGAATTGTATACTCCATCTAGTCCTCTTAGTATCATGGACCTGGCAGAGTTCAGGGGACTCCCAGACGACCTCAAACAGATCTGGCAGGACAATCTAATCAACATGGTATTACCTGCTATTGGTACAAAAATTACACAAGCGTGGAATAACAGTAGTACAACACGTAAAACTGCTATTATAAATGAGTTTAGTACCGCAGCTACACAACTCACGACAAACATCAACAATATAACAGTTCCGGCTGATGGAGGAATATAATGTTGTTTTAGGATATAATGGGACTTCTTGATGGTGTGACAATCCCATCAGTCTTTAGCACAGCTCGAGCTGCAGATACTACAACCGTGACTCAAGGTGTCACTACTCCGTCAGTTGTTTCGACATCTGCAACTGCAGATATTACAACCGTGACTCAAGGTGTCACTACTCCGTCAGTTGTTTCGTCTTTGATATCGTCGCCGACTCTTCCAGCGACGCCAGCTTCGCCAGCGACGCCAGCTTCGCCAGCGTCGACGTCAGAATCATCCAATAATTGGCTGTGGATACTAATTCTTATTCCTATAGGACTTGCTGTTGCGGCTGCAATGTCTAATAAGTAATTATTTCCTGTTAGCTCCACCCGTTCCACGTAATTTCGCAGCCGTCTTCTGAAGGTTTGCCAGTGATGGGAGTGATATGTTTCTCGTCTCTTCTGCAGAGTGATCGATAACCACTGGACCCTTTGGCTTTGTTTCTCCCCAACTGACGCCCAATGTAGCAGCCGCCACCTTGATCACCTTGTATCCGAGTCGGTCAAGCTGACGCTGAATGTACTCTGTCGCCTTTTCAACGTCATACGCAGGATATCCTATCAAAAACAGTGGAATTGTCAAAAATACTGAACGTTCTCCAAGTTCTGACGCAGATTTGATTTTGCGACAGAGCTGTTCGAGAATTGCTTTGTACGTCGCCTTTCGAACTTCAAGTCTCTTCTTGTCTTTTTCGGCGAGTTCCTGAGCCGATATCATTTCCTAAAAGTAAATTACATTTTAGACTGCTCCAGTCCACGCAGACGTGGCTGCATTTGCCATTGTTGACTGGCGCATCTGCTCCAGCCACGTGTCAAGTTTTGTCTGGAATCCTGGAACCTGTGTTTTGAGCTCACCAAACTGTTTGTCCAGAACAACCTGGGTATCCTCGAACGTCGTGTACGCGTCACCGCCACCGAATGGCTCAAATACGTCAGCGGCGCCTATACCAGGCTGGGGCTGCTCTGACATTTCAAGAATGTTGCCATCGCCATCAGCCTTGATGTCATACTGGACACCAAAGTACCCACGGGTATTGATGAACATTATTCTCGCATTGTATATTGATGATCCCTTGTCACCCTCCATTGGGTTGATGTATATGGTTTGAACTGGGTAAACATCTGGGTTTTTAGCCTGAATTGCGTTGATGATGGTTTGAATCGTAGCCGGTTTTACGGGCATTTTGTCGCTGACATCAGTAAACCCCTCGCCTTGCATAACCATGCCGCGATTCCATAGCAAAAATCCCAAAATTGCCAGGAGGATAAATACTACAATGTCCTTCATATTAGTAGTAATCGAGAAAAAAGAAGCGCGTCGCTCCCCTGAGTACAAAAAGTTACTAATAGTAATGGCCACCCTGGTCTATAGTGACAAGTGTCCGTATTGTACACAGGTTATTCAGGAAATTCGTGAAAATCCATCTCTCGTTCATGTCATCCGGGTCCACAACGTTTCGACCCACGGTGTTCCGTCCAGGCAAATTACTCGTGTACCCACGCTCGTGACCAACGATGGAAAGTTGCTCGTGGGAAATGACGTCCGTAAATGGATCGAGTCGATGAAGCCAGAGGAGCGTGTAGAAGAGTTTGATCAGTCGGGACTCGCAGTGTCCAGTCTGGATGACACTGACGGCAATGACGCCGGAGACTACTTTGACCTTGATAACTTCAATGCACCCTTGGCGCCTCCAATGACACGCGAACTCGAGGATAAGGTGAACAGAAAGGTGATGGATGCCTACCAAAAGGGAATGAAATAAAGCAAACCCACTCTAGTTTATTATGGTTCGTTTCAAGACGATTCAGGCGAGTGCTTTTCGTACAGTTTTCGAAGTCCTCAAGGATATCATCAACGACGTAAATCTCATTTTTCGCCCAGAAGGACTGTCGATTGTGACTCTTGATACTGCGCGCGTGACGCTGGTGCATCTCGTGATGCCAGCTGAAAACTTTGAAGAGTATCACTGCGAGCGAGAACACACAGCAGGGCTGAACGTGTCAAACACGTACAAGCTGCTCAAGTCGGTGACCAACACGGACACACTGAGCATGCGTATCGACGACAACTACCTGCTCCATATTCATGTCGAGAGTGCAGCGAAAAAGTCTTCCACGTCATTCGAGTTTAAGCTGCTCGACATTAATGACGACATGTTGTCCGTTCCTGAGATTGAGATGAATGTTCTCACGACAATTCCGAGCGTCGACTTTCAGCGTGTCACGCGTGACATGAACAACTTGGCGAATGATATTCGGATCACGCGGACTGAGCACACACTCGAGCTCGAGTGCGAAGGCGGGTTTGCAAATCAAAAGACGGTCATCGAGTGCGTAGAGCCTGGAAGCAAAAAGCCACTCGGAAATATATTTTCGCTCAAGTACATCACAATGTTTACACGGGCGACGAGTCTCTGCGCGAGTGTCCAGATACTGCAACACGCTGAAGAAGAAAACATGCCCATCGTGTTTCGATACACGGTGGCAAATCTGGGTGAGCTCAAGTTTTACTTGGCGCCCAAGGCGGAGTGAACACTCACGCGACCGAGTACATCCTGAACGTGGAGTTTTCCTTGCACCTTTTTTTTGAGGACCCACTTGATTCCAATTGAGATGCGTAATCCTCCATGGAATGAAATGCTAAAATGCGGACGAGGGACGTAGACGTCAAATGAAACGGGTGATTGTGTAGGACCCGAATGTCGCTTGACGACATCCGTGCACACCACTGGCTGTGATCCTTCGTTATCAAAAAACAAAGCAGTGTGCACTGGGACGGAGAACTTTGGCACTGCGTCCCGAATAGGCCATGTCCCGAGATGCGTGTACAACTTGCCTCCAAAATAGTAATCAACATGTCCATGTTCTCCTGGTCCGAATTCTTCAACCGGTATCAATTCGTCCCCTTGATGTTTGAACATTTGATGAACCTGAAAATTCTTCGGTCTGATTCCTGTGATGACATTCAGAATAATGTCCATTAACTAAAAGAAAGTGATATATTTAATACTATGGAAGGACGCTATCAAGAAAGACTCGCAGAATTTCAAAAACGAATACATAAAGGGGAAGCTGGTGCGGAACAGGAAATGTATGACTACATGGCTGAATGTATTCCTTTATTGATGGAGTTTGAAAGTGCCGAAGGAAAGAAGAAGGATGTCTATGAAAAGTATATGATGAACGTCGAAGGGACTCATTTGAAGCCGATGCAAAAGAAAAACCCTGGGTACATGCCCAAGTGTAAAGGGTGCGGTTCACAGGATCACGTACTCGATGATAATTCAAGCGACATGATTTGTACAAAATGTGGCATGACAGACTATGTTCAATGTCAAGAGGTGGGTTTCAAGGAGGAACAGGATATGGAACGTCACGTGGTGTATTCATATCGGCGTGAGAATCATTTCAACGAGTGGGTGAATCAGTTTCAGGCAAAGGAATCAACAAGTGTTCCAAAAGAACTGATTGAACAACTGCAAAGTGAAGTAAAAAAGCAACGGATCAAAGACAAGTCAGACTTGACGCATCGCAAGGTTCGTGAAATGCTGAAGAAGATTCACATGAATAAATACTATGAACATGCACCCTACATCACAACGATTCTCAACGGGGTTCGACCGCCAACCATGCCTCAAGCGTTAGAAGACAGACTTCGACTCATGTTTGGTCAAATTCAGAAACCATTTGAGAAACATTGTCCGGAGAACCGTAAAAACTTTTTGAGTTACAGTTACGTGTTGTACAAGTTTTGTGAACTTTTAGGCGAGGATCAATACCTGCCGTGTTTTCCTCTGTTGAAATCAAAAGATAAATTGTATCGCCACGACGTCATTTGGAAGAAAATTACCACTGACCTCGGATGGGAATTTTTCGGTACTTGCTGAATTCCCAGCCCAAATTAAAATCTCAGGGTATGATATACTCCCAGCCAATGTCAGAATTTAAGAAATGTTCGAGTTGTGTGAGGTTACCTCAACCTATAGATGTCTTTATCAATAAAACCGGTAAAGAATGTAAGATGTGTTTTAAATGTAGAGAAAAGGCAAATACACGTAAATTAAATAACAAAGAAATCAGTGGGTATAAGTTATGTTCTAATTGTGCAAGAGGACCTCAACCTATTGAACAATTCATGAATGCCAATAACAGAGAATGTAAATTATGTCTTCATTGCAGAAATAAGTCAGCTAAGCAACTAGCAAAACCCGAAACAATACTTCGTATGAATATGTGGAAAAATGATAATATTGAAAAAGTTAAATTATCTATGAGAAAAAATTCAAGTTTATGGTTAAAAAAGCAACTTGAGACAAACCGAGAAGCATTTAAGAAAAAAGTAAATGATCGTAGAAGACTTTGTATTTCTGGTAAAGTAATAGCAATGAAAACAAATGCAACAAAAAGAGGTATTATGTGGAACTTGACAGATGAACAAGCAATCAGTTATATATCAGGACCTTGTACATATTGTAATTATTTGGAACTGGATAAAACTCTTAATGGGATAGATAGACTTGATTCCAAAAAAGGCTATTCACCTGAGAATTGTGTGGCGTGTTGTACTCATTGTAATCTTATGAAAGGGTGTTACGATCCCCTTACATTCATACAAAGATGTAAAGTAATAGGATCATGTGAATATAACTTTCCTACTATAGAAATATGTGATAAATATAGAACTTTAAAAAATAAAATCTGAGTTAGACCTCCTCCACCTCAAGGTCGTTCCCTGAATTGGGAAAGTTGATGAGGACACCCTCAGATAGCCCGAGGAGACGCATGTACATACGTGTCTGGACTCGGTGTTCGTCTTTTAGGGTTTTGACTGATTTCAGTTCAACGATAATGCGCGAATCAATAATCAAGTCTGCTCGAATGTTTCCAATTGCGTGGTCATCAAACACAATTGGAACGATTCGTTCCGTTTGGTATGGAATGTTCAGTTGACGCAGACCAACCTCCATGGCGTTGTGGTAGACGCGTTCAGAAAATCCAGGACCGAGTGATCGCCAGACTCGACCTGCAAGGCACTTGATGTGTTCCTTCATACTGAATTGTCTTCGGGTGGAGGGTTTAGGTTGAAAATCGGCATGTTCGCCTGCTGTACGTCCTCACCCGAGCCGCTCTTTTTGTAAAAGCGCTTCTCGAAAACTGGAAAGCCGCGGTAAACCACTGGGAACATCATACCGTCAAACTTGGAATTGTCGAGTGTCGTCTGGATGGATGCAATGATTTGCACTGGTAGGACATCTCCAGGCTTGAGTACAAAGACCCAGTCGTTACTGGCGCACTCAACCATGTCTACAATCTGATCCTCTGGGGCTACAAGTCGGTTGAGCTGGTCGTGGTGAATCGGATTTGCCGCCACAAAACTCACTGGTACGACAGTCACGTCACTTGGACCCTCATGGATACGAACTCGGTCAATCCAGTACTGCATCTTTTCTACTGTTTCTTTTAATCTCCGTTTTAACTAGAAGATGGAAACAATCTTGTATGTCGACTCGCGACAGCGGGACGTGACACAGTTCCCGTCCGGAAATTCATACACGTTGTTTCTTCAATCACCTGTGCATAACGTGGAGCGCATTGACCTCGTGTCTGCAAAAATACCAAACACTGTGTACAATTTAACGAGTGGATCAAACGTTCTTCAGTTTTCTACAACTTCAAATGTTTCGTTCAACCCTGGATTTTACTCAGTGTGTTCAATAGTTGATACATTCAACAACTCAGACCAGGTTTCTAATGTAATGATGACATATCTGGATGCAGAGGGGAGATTTATATTTACAGGAAACTTGACATCGGTGACGACGCAGACGCAAGAAATTGCAGACATTCTCGGTCTTCCTCTTGGGACAACTGCGTCGAGTCCAATTGCATCGAATCCAGTCTACACTGGGCTTTTCCCGACTGCAAGTGATTATGTGGTATCGAGTAACATTGTCAGTCTCGAAATGAATGATTATGTATGGCTTGATATTGAAGAGTTTCGAACACCGTTGACAACTGACGCTCGAAAACTCATACTAAATCCACAGGGTGTGTACACGACAACTGGAAATACATCGGCACGTTCATTTGCCATCATTCCACTTGATGTGCCTTCAGGTGGAATCAAAGCATTCAAAGAGGAGACTGATTATCGCGTGTCTGTTGTGTTTCCTTCGCGATTGGATTCACTCGACAGACTGACTGTGAGTTGGTTGGATCGTGATGGTGTTCCTCTCAATTTCAGAGGCCTTGACACGAATTCATTTACGCTACGGGTGTACACGGTACATGTACCGGTTACACCTGAACGTCCTGTGAGTTTACCACCACCCGTGCCATTTGAAAAGGACAATCAAAAGATTGTGTGGGGTGCAACTCTTGCATTGGTTATTGGATTGATTATTATCATTCTTATTGGAAAGAAGCGCTGAAGGACGCGTCCTTCAGACTGAAATTTCATTGGCGATAGACATGCCACGGATAGCTCGCTGCTCCTTTTGTGTCGTCTCACCTGGGACGCGGACACCGCCACCATTCATTGTCAGCAATAGAATAACCAACAGAGCAAGGAGAGCGAGGAGAATACCTTTCTTCATTTATAAAGGTTTAGAATTTAGTACGGACCCAAGCAGCATTCTTGAGAACAACACGCTTGGCATGTGGTGATGTGCGCTTCAGGTATCTGGCGAGTACCTGAAGACGGCGGAACACTGCGAGAGGAGAGTTTTTGTGCATCGCAGTTCTAAGCGAGTTACGACGTGCCATGAGCCCAGCAGATACGGTGTAACCGTACAGCTTGCCTGGAGTCAACACGGGCAGAATGAATGGACCTCTGCCTGTAAGTCCGCGGTTGCGGATGCGTGTAGAACTTACACGAACTGTACCGCCTGAAATACGACGAGTATACGCCTTGTGACTCGGGCTTGCTGGAACGCGAATCGTACGGGGTTTACGATGGTACGTATACGCGCGACGATTGAGCATTGTTACTTTGGGTGCACATAAAAATTCCAACCCAGGTCAAACCAAGAATGAAGTACGTCGTCGCTGACTTTGAGTCGACGGCTCAAAAGATTATTCATTCTATAAGCTTTGTTCCCGTGCATGTAAAGGAATCAAAGGAGTGGGTATCTCACGGACGCGGCATACAGGCAGAGTATCGTAAAAATCGATCCATCACTCGAGGCGTGTTGCGAACTATATTCATACGCGAAGCACTTGATGATCCTTTCGTAAGTGAAAATCCAAATGTACAGTCAAAACTCGGACGTACAATTGTTCACGGAGGTTCATCTGAGGTTCTTCCATTTCGTGATGCACTGTGTGAGTTTATGCACACGGTATGGGAACAAGGGGATGGAAATTGGCTCGCACATGCAATGGACAATGAGCTTGAGATTCTCAATGCAACTGACACGCACTTCAAAACTAAACTGTTTCCTAAGAATCTCCGCGCATTTCCTGATCACTCGACAATCCCTGGGTGGTCGAAAATTTCAAAGGTGTGTACACAGCACCTTCTCACGACGCGGTGCCCAGAGTTTTTCTTGGACTATACGCGATGGATGACCATGAATGGCTGGACAGACATGAAGTTTTCTGCACGTCTCGAGGATTTTGTGCGATTTATACAAGACAATCGAGACTATTCACAAAAACACATTGCACCGTGTGACGTCACTGATCTGTGTGACGTTCTCGCGGCAGCTCATCCAATTCTTGATGGCAAATCGTACATGATTTCACAGCCTGTGTCAAAGTGGAGTGGTATCCAAATGAAAACAGCTTCAGTTTCGTCTCTGTAGAAACTTCAAAATCAAACAGCTGAAACTTGGACATGTCCACGTCAATTGTCGGAAAATTGTATTTGTGCCGTAGATGCATTGTTGTATAAAGCATACTTGTGACGTACGATTTCAGATTACCCGTTGAGTATGTCAATTCAGACCACACTGACCGCATAATCTTCACGTCATTCTTCCCCACAAAAACAGCCGCCGGTGTCTGTTCCATGGTTCCACCGTCAATGTACCTATGCTCATCACGTTCCACTGATGCAAATAAAAATGGAACTGCGATGGTCATACACAATGCGTCTATAATTGACATGTTCGGACTCGTGTCCCGAGAAAAGTACTCTGTCCGCCGCAAGTTGACACAGTACGCACTAATGTGCAGCGTGGGCATGGTTGGACGAAACTTTTGAAGTTGTTCAAATGTCAAATCTTCTTGACTGAAAAATACACGAACAATGTCAACAAGGACGTTTCTAATTTTCTTGTGACTCACGAGACCGAAATGCTTCAAGAATAATCGAAGGTTTGGTTTCATGATGGTGTGAATTGGAATTTCCAATGAATAATCAAGTATAGTCTTGATGTTGCCTTCGGCTACAATGTAAAAGAATGCGAGCAACCCACCGGCACTTGCACCTGAAACTTCTTCGAGATTGTCAAGTTCCTGACAATCTCGAAGTGCACCGAGTGCACCTAGAAATGCAAAATATGTCATTGCACCTGGACCTATAGCCAGGTGCTTCATGTATGAAGAATGTGTCTAAACTCTATTTAAGGCTCAACATATAAAGAGTTGAACGAATGAGGGCTGTAATCTCATCCTGAATGTTCTTCAGGTATGTATCCCTGGGGAGGCGCATGGCACGAATGCGGGTGAGCAGCGTGCGAAAGTACAGTTTGGGGTTGCGTGCAATGGTGCGACGACCCACTACAATTTTACGGAAACGACCGTATTTTCCCATGTACGCCTCTGCGTAACTGTCAAGCAAAGGGACAATACCCTCGTAGTACGCCTGCAGAGCTTTGTGCTCTGCGAATGATTTAGTCGTCAAGTGGAACGCGTGGGACTGGGTACGTGAATTCATGAGAAGACCTACGTACTTCTGTCCATTCATTTAATAGTATGATGCGAAATTCTTACGGAGAAAGGCAAACACCAGGGCAAACACCAGGGTGTGCACACCGACAGACAGGAGCGTGGACTGGCCAGACATCCAGATGCCCTTGGAGCCTGGTGGCAGAGTCAGCAGCACGCCTGGTGTCAGAAGCACAAACAGCAGTGCGGGCACAATCAGATCTGCTGGACGCAGAGACACCTTCAGCACGAAGCGGGCAAACAGGTAGTACACCAGTGTCAGCACCAGGGCGTGCACGAGCACTGGGCTGGGACCCACGCGCAGGAGCAGGCCTGGTGTCAGCAGAGCAAACAGAATTGCTGGAGTCAGAATCTTGGGACCGGTGATATCCATGGATACTATTTATTGAGAAAAGATTCGGACAAACTCGGCAAAATTATGGAAGGTTGCCTTGTTCATGAGTGTGTTGGACATATGATTGTCCTCGAGGTACTGACGAAGAGACATCCACATGTTCAGAACATCCTCAGAGTGCCAGTCATGCCACTCTGATGGATCGAGCACGAGATCATGATCCTCCTGCTCGTCGTACGTCTCGTCGTAAGCTGCGTCGGCATCAAAGAGAGCATCATCGCGATACTCGTTGTTGAACCCCATTGTACTTACTTTTCTTACGGATTTAGTCCTTAGACTGTTTTACCGTGATTGTATTGCGCTCCTTGACCGGAGCATGGTCGACAATCACCTGGAACACCTGCTCGACGCGCGTCTCGTCACCGCCGAAATAGGCACGCAGACCCGCCAGAATCACATTCTTGGTGATGCTGCCACGCGTCTCCTTGGTACGCAGAGACACCTTCTCCTGATTCACCTTGACCGTGTCTACATCCTGGGTCTCTTTAATCTCCTTCATGTGCCCCTGAACCTGTGCACGCAGCTCCTTCTCACGCTTGTTCAGTACAGCCATGTCTTTCCTCGCAGCAGCAAGCTGGTGCTTCAAGGAAAGCCACTCGGTCATAATGGCTTTAAACTCGTCCATTATTGTTATTTAAAGTTGTTTATTTTTTAAGTCACACAAACTGTTCCGTTCACTTCTCGTAGTTGTTCTCAATCTCAAACTTGGGACGCATGGTGTCTGGGGGAATTGTGGACAGGTTAAAGATGCTCACCGCCTCACGGGGATTGGGTGGCTCGGAGCGGAAGTCGCGGTTGGCGTTACGCAGATTACCACCGATCGTCTCGGGGAAACCAATCTGAGCACGGGGATCCAGGAAGTTCTGGCCAGACAGAATTGCGTCTGGGGAAAACTGACCGAAATCCTCCGTTGTCACCACCTCCTTGGGAATCAGACCCACGTTGGTGTTGTCGTACACGGGCATGTCGACTGTGCGAACACCGGAACCACCCATCTCGAACGGAGCGGGCTCGTCCACGGAACTGAACGTGCCACCTGGAGCAGAGATGTGACCACCGCCCTGCATAATACGGGGACCGTCGCTTGCTGGTTTATTGTCAACTGGAGAGGCGCCAACAGGCTCACTGTCTGATGGCTCGTAGCCACTGCGCTTCTGGGGATACAGCACCATGAGAGCGATCAAAAACAGAAGAACCAGAATTGCCAGACCTTTGCCGTCCATGTTATAATAGAACTATACTTTTTTTTCTAGTCGAGATAATCTGTTGGGTCGTCCTCCTCCTCCGCCTCTGGCTCGTCTGTAAACTGAAACTCAATCGGATACTTTTTCGGCTTGGGTCCTGCGCGCTGACGAACCTGTACCACGCGCCAGATTGGACCGAACGAACGCTTCAGAAACCAGAGACCAGCCAGCTCAAACAGGAAATCGCATGCGCCTGAAATCTCGTCGATTGGGTTTTTCTGAGCGTCGAAAAACGTCGCCACCACCTGACCCTTGATTGCCGCCAGTGATGCAGTGAGCTCACCGTCAACAGACAGACTCGCCTGGTACGCCGAACGAATCGTCTCAGCAGAAATATCCTTCCCGAACCACTCGAGCTTATTCACCTCCGCCTGACTGAGAAGCTCGTTGTCAATACCTTCAAACAAAGTTTTTGAGGGCACCTTCAGAGTCACCTGACGAGACTCTTTCGTAATGGTACCGTCCACGGGAATGTTATTCACCTGGTGAAATACACGATCACCCCCCTTGGCAGTCACCTTGAGAAAGTAACGACCATCTGGAATCTTCACTGGGGTTCCGTACTCCATTGTACACGAAAAACAAACCTAAGCTCTAAGTAGAAATGAGCTTGGGGGTTTGCCCAGAGGGCTACGTTGAATTACCAGTGGACAAGACGAGATGTAGACGCCCGACTGGTTCAGCCGTGACAGTTCTCAAAGTGTGTCCAGCTGGCACTACAATCAGCGTCAGTGGATTGTGCCTTTCAAACGTGCTCCCAACGGTGCCTGCAACGTGCCCTTCTGGATATTTTCCAGTTCCGAATGATTCGTCAAATTGTTCCACGTCAACAGGCTCGACTGTCGTGAAGAAAGTGTGCCCCACAGGGTACGTCTTACAGGATAATGGACTGTGTGGAACTGGAAAAACGTACTCAACGACAGGTCCGACGTATTGTGGTCCTCAGTACGAAGGAAAGGGTTGCAAGTACCTTTCACAGCCAACTCCTGGTATAACACCTGCAACTGGAACAGAGTCTGGTCCGAACATGATATGTGCTTTCCAAGAGGGTGATGCGCAGTTTCCATGCGATCCTGGATGTTGTCTGACACAAGAAAAAGAAGAAGAAAAAGAAGCAGGAGCCGTGGACGGAACTGGATCAGAAGAACCGACCTTTCCGATATGGGCAATCATATTATTGATTGTTCTCGGTGCCATTGTAATCACTATTTTGGCTGTATGGGCAGCCAAAAAAATGTCACGAAGAAGTAGTAATGGACGCTGATTTGTGGAAAAGTATAAAGGACGCTGGAGCGTACAAGTTTATAAAGGAAACACCAGTGTACGGTGGATTTATGGTGTGGCATATGGTGCTCTTTATGGTTATCGGCCCCATGTTGACATGGCCAATGCTCATACTTTTGTTGCTCGTATTCAGCACACAGACGGTAAACCTATTTAAAGGGGTGAAGAGCTCAACAAGTAGCAATGGCTGATACTGTTACCCTGCAGACTATCCTCGATGAGATTAAGCTGCTGCGCAAGGATGTACGCAAGGTCAAGTCCCTGATTGAGGACCCCAATGGCGAGAAGGCAAAGGCTCGCTCCACCACCAACGGCTTCAACAAGCCCCTGGACATTTCCGAGGAGCTGCGCAAGTTTCTGAAGCTGGCTGCTGGTGAGCAGATTTCTCGCTCTCAGGTGACTAAGAAGATGAACGAGTACGTCACTGAGAAGGGTTTGAAGAATGGCCAGAACATCAACCTGGATGCATCCCTGAAGGCTCTGCTGGATCCTCCTGCCGATGTGCAGGTGACGTTCCTGAACATCCAGAAGTACATTAACAAGCACTACATCAAAACGGAGAAGGAGGCAGAGGCGCCCAAGGCGGCCAAGGCGGCCAAGGAGGCGGCACCCAAGGAGGCGAAGGAGGCACCTGCCGCTGCAAAGCGCCCAACGGTGAAGAAGGCGTAAACAACAAACGATAAATACAGAATAAAATCACAAAAATGGTGAACACGACGGGTGTTCACCATTTTTTGTATTAGAGACGTGCGTACCAGAATAATAAATGGATGACCTCGTCAAGCAGCGTGGTCCGGTGTCTGCCCATCGTCTGTCTCAACTCACTGGATTTCCACGTTCCAAAGTGAACGGGATTCTACACAACGATCGGCACTTTGTAAAACATGAGCGCAGTCCATTGAGTCACGTGAATGCTCAAGTTGTATGGACGTGGTCACCGGAAAAGGTTCCACTTCCTCTGCCACGTCAGCATATCAACTCACGTAACAAGAACAAAAAGCACAAGGCTCGAAAGGAGTATGAAGAAAAAATCGGAGCTTAATGTAACATGAGTACATTGTTGCTTATTTTTGTGGCGCTGCTCATTTTACTCGCATTTCTTTACACAAAAAAACCTGCAGTGAATACCACAGGAGTGTCCGGCACAGGACCTGGGTACATTCCACCTTTCCAGGGCTATCCAGGTTCTGGTGTGAGCGGGGTCTAAGGTGTTGCGTGCAACACCGCCGCCTGACAACGGACAAGTCGCGAGGCGACTTGGACTTAAAAACAAAAACCTCATAATAGTTAATGGATCCAGGAGAAACACCAGAGCTTGTTGAGGCTCCGGCTTTGGATCGCGCTGCGATTGAACGCCTCGTTGGTACAAAAATTAGTGACTTGAAATATTATCGTCGCGCATTCACGCATAAATCAGCACTCCGAAAGTACAAAAACCTCGAAGGTTCGTACGAGACGCTGGAATTTATGGGTGATTCCGTACTTGGATTTGTTATTACGCGTTTTCTCTTTGATCGCTACGAAGAGAAGCAAGAAGGTTTTTTGACAAAGGCGCGTACAAAACTTGTGAGGGGAAAAACACTGTGCGAAATTTCAAAGAGGCTTGGTTTACACAATTGGATTCTCATGGATGACAAAGGTATGCGCAATGGGTGGAACACCAATGAGAATATCCTTGAGGATGTTTTTGAGGCGCTTGTTGGTGCAATTTATCTCGACATTGGGATGATTCACGCCAAGTCGTTTGTGTTTTCTGCGTTTGAAAATGTCGATATGAACCTGACGGATGACAATTACAAGGATCAACTGATGCGTTGGTGCCAAGCGAATAAAGTGCCTTTGCCAGACTACCAGGTCAAGGGTCAATACAACGGTACATTCCATATTGAAGTTGTGGTTGACGGCATTCCTCATGGATCGGGATTTGGAAAGACGAAAAAGGATGCTGAACAAAATGCTGCTCAAATTGCGCTTAAGACGACGGAGCGATTTAAGAAATAAGATGCACCCAAGAGTCAAAGAGCTTCTTGCACAGTCATATGCAGATCAGCGCAGTCAAGAATGGCTCGACCTTCGTGGCAATTTACTCACAGCGAGTGATGCTGCAACTGCAATTGGTCTGAATCCATATGAAAAACCAGAGGGACTCCTCGCAAAAAAGTGTGGTGCGGCTCGTCCATGGGCTGGAAACGAAGCGACTGCTCACGGAACGCGCCTCGAACCCATGGTCCGCGACTTGTACGACATGCGTCACGGACAGATTAGTCACGAGATTGGTCTCGTGCAACACCCGGTCCACAAGTTTCTCGGCGGTTCACCCGACGGCATCACCGAGTCTGGTCGACTCCTCGAGATTAAATGTCCATTGAGTCGTAAGATTAAACCGGAAGTTCCGGGATACTATCTTCCACAGATTCAACTGCTCCTTGAGATTATGGATCTTGAGGTGTGTGATTTCTTACAGTACAAACAGGGACCTCCAGAAGAGTTTGTCGTCGTCGAGGTTCCACGGGATCGTGAATGGTTTGCCAAGTATCTTCCAGTCATGAGGGCGTTTTGGGATCGTGTGCTCGAGATGCGCCAAAAGGGGATATGTGAGGTTGTCATTGAGGATGAGGAGGCGGCTCAGGTCCAATGTGAAGTTACCATAGACATGAACGAATAGCCGTTACAAATGAATCTTTGACGTGTTTGACACCCTGATAGCTGTGCAGTGTCGCCAGCAGACCGTCGTGTATGTCTTTATTTTGCTGACGTTCCTTCTCTGCAATGGTCATCAGCAGACCGTGCATTTCTGGGCTCAACGAGTCCCAGGCTTCTTCAGCCTCCTTCCACATTGCATCAACGTCATCACCTGGATTTTTGTTTTTCTGAATCCAGTTGATCATGTAGTTGTACGCTGCCCGGCTGAAGTTTTCACGTTCAAATATATGAAAGACCGATCCATCTCGTGACACTGCAAGTTCATCATCGATGATACTAAATTCATCATCCATGGTGGTATAAAAAAACTAGACATTTTAAAACAAAGAATGAAGCACCTCATCGGACACGTCACTGGTGTTTGTATCGAGACGATTGATGAACTCGAGCCATTGATGGAGCAAATTGCTGACGAGTGCGCTCTGACTGTTGTCAGCCGAGCCTTTCATCAATTTGAACCAGTTGGGGTTACAGGTGTGCTTGTACTTTCCGAGTCTCATTTTTCGGTGCACACCTACCCTGAGAATAACAGCGTCTATCTTGACATTTTTTGTTGTTCAGAGACGTTCGATCCTGAAAAGGCGGGACGAATCATCTTGCGGGTGTTCCAGGCGACCGGCGCCGAGTGGCAAGTCGTTTTGCGGCGTTGACTACGTTTGAACTCACCATAGTGAGTGTGTGACCATTCATAATAAAATAAACACCATTTGATCTTTGGAATATGCGTTTTCCATTTTTTTTCAATCCTGTATTTGTACTTCCAGGATTGAATGAAAAAGACACTAGTTTTTTGCCTTGACGGTTGTTTGGTGATCCTGTTCTTTTATGTGCAGCAAGTCGTTTTTGTGTTCGTTCAGATTCAGCAACACTCAGATTCAAAGGCGGAGCATTGGATGGAAGGCGCATTCTTTGTTGTGTTCCTCTTCGATTTACTATACTGACTCTTGACCCTGATCTTACTGTTATTCTCGATCTATTAGGATGTACATTTGCTTCAAATACTCGAGCTGCATGTGGCGCTCTCTCTGCAGATGCTCGGCATGCAGCAACTATATATACACCCGGTCCACCTCTTATCATGAGTTGGCTTAACATCACACTTTGTCCATAGTATTGGCGTTTCCCAGTTTCTAATTTTGTCATGCCAGATATTTGAGATAATATCGATTGTGGATTTGAATCAAATAGTTTTAACATCAAATTTGGATATTTTTCATTGGGTCCGTAGACATGTGAAGTCCATTTCGATAAACGATATGGGTCAATTTGAGAAGATCTGATTTGACCCATTAATGCATAACGAATGTATAATAGACTTTTTATATATAACTGATAACCCTCTCTTGCTGATAGTAACTGACCGGGTTTAGACAAAAAAATGACATATGTGTTTTTAGGAACTCTACGTTGAATCTCATCCGGTGGTGTTAAAAGACCGTGTCCAATTACAAACCGAATAGGACTTGTTTCTGCTGCTAGGCGGGTACGATTGATAAGCGTACGTCCATTCGAATACGTTGAAGATACACCAGGACCAACTGTTCGAACTATTCGACGCCCTGTACGCACTGATGTTGCCATACTTAGAAAGTAGATACATTTTTATATAAATGGCTCATCGGCTGTATCAGGCTTTGCTAGAGAATCCCCGTATTCCAATTATTATTGCAAGTGGTCCAGCGGGAACTGGAAAAACGATGATGGCGTGCCGTGCAGCTGCAAAACACGCACGACATGTCATTCTCACACGTCCTGCAGTCTCTGTTGACGAGCAGCACGGATTTCTCCCGGGAGACCTTTCGAAAAAGATGGAACCGTGGGTTCGTCCCATGAAGGATGCTCTCTCACCGTCGACAAAGTTTGAAATTTGTCCGTTGGCGTACATGCGCGGCCGCACGTTTGACAATGCATGGATTATTGCGGATGAAATGCAAAACTCTACACCCAATCAGATGCGTATGGTGATGACACGTCTTGGGAAGGATTCTAAACTCATCATCACAGGTGACACGGGTCAGTATGATCGTGGGTTTGAAAATAACGGACTCAAGGATTTGCTGATGCGCCTCGAGACGAATTACATAAACGGTATTGAGCAGGTGCGGTTCACAGACGAAGACATTAAGCGCCATCCGATTATACGAGACATTCTTCAAATGTATGTGTAACTATTCATCATCATTTAACAGATCAACAAGGATAGATTCGTTCTTTTGCGGCGGAGTATTCTTGGAGACGAAAAGACGTCCACTCGGACCACACTTTGACAAGTCGAGGCGGGCATTTTCAGCAAACTCGTGGACCAGTTTCCCACGCCCCCTGTAGGCGGTGTATCTGGTGCAGAAACCTGTTTTTGGATAGCGTCCGGGTGCGTAAAACTTACACTGCTGACAACTATTCATATTTAAGAGTTGAGAATTTTGGAAAGCATTTCAGCACGCAGTTCGCTGTACCCACACGTAATGTAAACCTCCATAATATTATCAACAATACGATCGATGTGAGCATCTGGGTCTCGCGGATATTTTACATTCATACCCACCCATGCACAATTCTGAAGGGTACATACAATGTTATCAACAATCTCCTCATACTCAGCATACACCGATTCAAATGCATCTGCGATGCAATTATTCAACTCACGTCCATTCCGGTAACGAAACTTGTCTTCCCGTTCCCAGAATGCACGGTCTGTGTTGACAGTCAGGTAAAACTGCATGTTGTTGCGAAGCTTGGTCTGAATGTTATCGAGCTGGGTGTCAATCGCCTCCATGTTGTTGGTTGTTCTTTCTTTGTATTTTGCTTCTAAGTGTGTACATGACACAGTTTTTTGCTTGTTTAAAGAAGTTGCCTATATTTTAGTAATGGGTCACTACGAGACACTCGGCATCGATAAAGACGCATCTGTTGACGACATCAAAAAGGCTTACAGAAACCTCGCCAGAAAACATCACCCTGACAAGGGTGGGGATTCTGAAAAGTTCAAGGAGATTGGTCAGGCGTACGAAGTGCTTTTGGATCCAGATCGCCGATCTCATTACGATCAGTTTGGAACTGACGAGCCTCAGATGCAAGGAGGAAACCCACACCCAGCTGATATTTCACAGATGTTTTCACAGATGTTTGGTGGAGGCGGCGGATTCCCTGGAATGGGCGGTCAGCAGAGACAGATGGATCGTCATCACACCATCGATCTCACTCTCGAACAGGTGTTCGCCGGAACCGATAAAACAATCAAAGTCCCGGTGACGAAACACTGCCCGTCGTGCGTCCAGACGTGTCAGAAATGCAGAGGTCAAGGTAATGTGAGCGAAATGGCACACATGGGTATGATTGCTCAAATGTTTTCGAGACCCTGTGATCAGTGTCAAGGGTGCGGAGCCACTCGTCGTGGATGTCAAATGTGCAATAACAAAAAGACAAAAATCGATACGATCATTCTGAACTTACATGTCGAAAAGGGTATACATTCGGGAACACAACACCGACTTCAGGGACTGGGTGAACAAGCTCGGTCGAATCGGGAACGTACAGGTGATCTTATTATTACATTCAATGTGAAACCTCATCCTCAGTTTGAGAGACGCGGCGACGACCTCAGATTTGTCATGACAGTGTCATTTCAGGAATCCGTCGACGGTCTCGATGTTTCTATACCGCACTTTGGTGGAGCTATCAAATTCAACACACGTGAAAAGTTTGGAATTTTGGATCCACGTCGTGATTATCAGATCAAAGGAAAGGGGCTTACAACACAAGCACATTTGCTTGTGAATTTTGATGTGCAGTACCCGCGGCAGCAGAACGAAGTGGCTTAGGATTTGGATGCAATCCTCGGCACATTGGACACGTCACTCGCTGAAATGTCGCCTGTCGTGACTGTTTCCATCCGTTGAAACAGTTATCGTGAAAGTAATGTCCACAGCTCGTCTTGACGGTCGTCTCATGTGTCAGATCGCTGTAGCAAATTGAACATTCCGTCGGCATTTCAGGTGGTGGTGGAAGCAGATTTGCCCGCTTAGCGTGTCGCCAGCACAATGGGTAATGCTTGTACTTTGGACACTTGCACTGCTCACCGTTGACGAGCTCTGGGCAGCGCATACTCGGCAATGGGTACCCACGCAGTGACGGATTTTCACGATGAATCAGACATGTCGAGTGTCCTGGTGCACACTTGTTCTTGCATGGAGTCTTCGCCTTTGTTATACCAGGACACTGAAGACGTGGGATTGGAATGGGGCGCGGCGGACGAAGATATGAACTGTGTGGTGTGAATCCTCGATGCCGCAGAAATGCTGCAGCGGTGGGAGGGATATATGTCCTCGCAAGATCAATTTGCATAGCCATTTCTATAAACTGCTCGAGGAGTGTTGCCATTGTTATACAAGGAGATTAAATGTTTAAATACGTGTCATGTGTCGCCCAACCTAAACCCGTGCAGCGTGTGTTCATCAAAACATGGACAAGTTTACCTCCACCGCCCTCAAGTTTCGTCAGCGGACCATTGAGCTCAAGGAGGCTCGGAGTCGCATAGTGTTTCTGCCAGATTACAAGCCGACATCTGCTCAAGTGGCGACTACTACGGCAGCGACGGCGAAGAAGAAGGTGGGAGGGGGTCCAGTGTGCACCGCTCGTACACTGGAGGGGCGGCAATGCACTTTCAAGGCGATGGCAGGCGGGTGCTTTTGCAAAAAACATGGATCTATGGTATAAGAGATGCATCAGCAGGTTGAACTCAAACCCATTTTGATTGCACTTGTAATCAACCTCGTGATTATATTCGCTCTGCCGCGTGTCTTTGTCAACCCCACAGGTTTCAAGGCGTTTGATGATTTTGTCTCCTATTTAAAGGCTCAGCAAGCATTCCTCGGGTTTAGCTCTGTGATGCTTGCTATTGTGATGTATGCTACATCATACTATATGGTTCATTATGGTGACGGAGCCTCAGGTGGTGGTGATCACGGTGAAATCATGACTGAGGACTTTATGACCCCTGCTCCATCAAAGAGTCACCAATCTCACGAATAAGCTTTTTCGTCCCAATGTGATCCCATTTTACGACCCGAGTTTCATAACATGTACGCATATATGACATGAGATCATCAAGTGATGGCTGACCCCACATCATCCCTTTCTGAAACAGGAAATCATCCTGTTGAATTTCGGTCGGAGAACACTTGACCACAAATGGCGTGTCAGGAACGTACTCTTTGAGACCTCCAAAATCTGTAATGATAACAGGCTTTCCACGAAGCGCGGCTTCGACTGCTCCCATTCCAACTCCCTCGGAATGTGAACAGTTTATGTAACAGTGACCTTGTGCATGCACTTGACGCTCAAGTTCGTCGTCACTCAGCAGCCCGTTGATCACAACAACACCTGGAATGCGCCACGCGACGTCTTGTTTACACGTCGCCTTGAGCAAAAGGCGTGAGTTGGGCAACTGGAGTCGGACAAACGCCTCGATCAGCATTTTGATGTTTTTGCGCGGATCGATCATGTTTCCAATTGTGTAAAATGTGTACGGTTCACTGTCCACGATGGGTAAATTGATGGTTGGCGTTGGAGCCCACAAATGCAAAAGCCTCCAGTCACCATGTGGAAACTGACGTTTGAATATGTCGAGACAAAACTGGCTCGGTGTCCACAGAGTTTTGTATCGTTTGACGAGAATTTCATAAACGGGGTGAACCGTCTCGGTTTCACAAATTGTCATGTACATGTTCTTTTTGCAGTTCTTGAGCATCTCGTCAACAATGTGCAGATGCTGTTCAATAGGGAGCACAAATGCAAACCCGACGTCATACTTTTTGTTTGGAACCACGTCACCAAACGGAATATAATCCGCCTCGTGACCGAGACTCTTTATCAGCTCAGAATACTGTCGAGTCACCTGACCAATCCCTGCGAGCAAGGTTGGACCGATGAAAAGCCACTTCATTGATTTTTTCAAGTTTTATTCTTTTATGTTTGCGTACACCGGGAATCGGACCCGGGCTTTAGCCTTGGAAGGGCGATGTACTACCACTATACTATGTACGCACGGGGAAATCATTCCCCTCTTCATCAGGTGGGGTTCGAACCCACGCGGCGTAATGCCAGAAGATCTCTTTTCCAAGTGAAAAACTTTTCACTTAAGTCTTCCTCCTTAGACCAACTCGGACACTGATGAATGAACAGAACCTGTTCAGTCTGTATCAGATGGGGTTCGAACCCATGCAGCTTACGCTAGCAGAACTTGAGACTGCCTCCTTAGACCACTCGGACACTGATACGGGCGGGAAGTTATACAACTTCCCTTTTCAAATTATTTAGACACCCGTCACCTTGAAAGCGACGCCAGTAGAACCAAACCCTGCGTCACCGCGCTCCGTGTCGTTTGATGCAACCTCCACCTCGACGACATCAGCCACCTCGTACTTCTCCAGTACGAGCTGAGCGATGCGGTACCCAGGCTTGATTACAAACGGTATACGCAGGTCGGTGTTTAGAAGAACCACCTTGATCTCACCACGGTAATCTGGATCGACGACACCCGCCAGAGTATCCAGACCGTGCTTCACGGCCAGTCCAGAGCGAGGTGCAATGCGACCATAGGTTCCGTTCGGGAGCTTCTGAAGACCGATTCCGGTGGAAACAACCACGCGCTGACCCGGGAACACAACGTAATGGTCGACGCTGTAGAGGTCGAAACCGGCTGCATCTGCGGACCCACGTGAAGGCAGGATGGCTGTGGGCTGAAGGCGGACAACTTCCATTCTGGTATATCAATGCGCATTGTCTTTATTAGTACAAACACACATTGTCTTTGGCACATTCAAAGCGGAACAAGAGGTAACTCGTCTGGTCCATCGTCTGTGGGAGACCTGTTGCGCCGTCAAAAAAACTAATAGTGAGTGTCTTGAGTTGACGAATGGGATTAATGTACTCAACATCCGTTGGGAAATCTGCCAACGATCTCCATACGACACGGTAATCAGGAGCTGCAGTTGCAACATTCGATGTTGGAATTGTAGCAAATGCACGTTCTACGAGACCCTTGTTGGAAATCTGGGTGGCTACACCGACATTGGATGTCGTACCATCAAGACCAACCAGATATGCAGGTGCTGCACGTGTTACGAAGTTTGAAGTAAGTTCGTCCACATACACGTGGCAAATAGCGTTGCTAAACTGCTGATGAATACTCGCCATGAGTAACTCGGCTTTGACAACATTACGAAGTGGGACATTCAGGAATGCCTGAAAAGTTGAATACGGAGTTGCAACTCCGAAAGAATCGACTCGAACAGTGTACACCTCACGATTTGCACAGTTGGTGCTCATTGATATACAATCATATTTAAATTTTCACGGCAATCGTCGCCAGAGCCGCCAGAGCGTTGATGGTTGAAATAACAGCGGTATCCTGAACAACATGAAAGACTTCGGTCACATTCAGCTGAGCGTGGTGAAAAGCGATATCATTCACAGCATCTGGTACGAGACTGAGTGTTGCCCCTCGTACCACATGTTTTCGCAAAAGTACACCGGAGCGTAACGTCCGCTGTACAGCCGGGTGTCGCTCAATGCGACGAATCGCAATACGTGTGTGCACACATGGTTTGTTCATTCCCTAATAAGCTTTTAGATTTTTTTAGACCGTGTGATTGATTTGATAATCTTGTTTGCATTTCTCTGTGCCCCGGACACATCACGTTTTTTTATTCTGCGAATCAAGTTCCGGACGACGGATATGTTTTTGGGTGCGAGATTCTGAAGCGCTCCGAGGCGGGCGACATTCTTCTGACCCTTTTCAGGATTGTTTCCCGTGAGTGGGTTGCGCTTCTTGATTCCTGGAAATACAAATGAACCAGCGAGTACAGTAAGAACAGAATCGTACAACTTTTTCAGCCTTTCAATTGGTAATCCATATGCACGTGCATATACTGGATGTATATCATCTCGACTCGAACCAGGAACATACGCCAACGTTGAATCAACAAAATCCATAGGCTGCTGACCCGGAAACTGAATACGGAACTGTGTCACTTGGTAGAGTGTCTTGCCAGTCGCTGGAAGGACTTTAATGTCCGGTATAAAATCAGACACGATGATGCGAGCATTTGTTCGTGTGTACTTGCGGTTCAACCATGCAACAAACCCAGTGACGTGACGATACATGATTGTCTTCATGATCAAGGCTCGTCGCTGCGCTTCACGCTTCGACAATTTTTTAGACACGGCAAATGTAAAATCAAAGTCACGTGTATCAATCACCTTTTTGGGTGCTCGAAGTGCACGCGCCTCGAGGTACAGTTTGACCCCCATTCCTCCACCCAATAAAGGCACAAACAGGTTTCTGTACACACGGAGAAGCGCTCTGTTTTTACGACAATACTGTATGAACAACTGTGGAAGTTCACGTATCACAGAAATTCTACTTAATAACGGTGCATGATCAGGTCCTGGACGAGTGAGGACTCGTCCAGCATCGCATAACATAATTTCAGCCGGGAACAACCCTCCGTGAAAACCTGTTTTTTTTGCAGGTGAATAAAAGCCATCATATCCATTTTGAATCAAATAATCACGTGCAAACAAACGAAACACGTCACCGTTAATGTTGGTCACAGAGAGCCGTTGACCTGGCGCCCACGGTCTGTTTTTAAATCCAGGTGGAAGCCGTTTCGAAATAAGCTTTCGATATGCGAGTGCTTGTTGACCCCGTGTGATGTTCGTTCCGAGTGCAAACTGAAGCCCAGTGCGTGTATCCTTTTTCAAAAACTTGAATACATTCTTGATGTTGGTGTGATTCAACACAAAAAGACGCAATGGGCGTTTGGTGACGTACGGACACACACTCCCATAGGCTCGTGCGACACGAGGGCTCAGCGTCGCAAAAAATATTCGAGTATCCTTGAGCAGAGTCTTGCACCCCACACTTTTGTTTTCAAATCCCTTGTAAAGGCGCGTACCACCTGGAAAAACTACAGTGTCCATCTACTTTGAGCTGAGATTTTTAAAAAGTTACACAAAGCGAACGAGTGCTAAATTTCTTCTATAAACGCGCGTCTTATTAGACTTTAAGTGGGGGCTATGGTTCATGACAATTTCAGATCCTGGCCACCGATAAATATCGGGCCATTTGCTGCCCGCCAAGCGTTCGAATGTCGGAACCGAATAATACAGTCGGACTGACTTGTTGTTACCGTTCCTCATCCATCTTTTGGTGTAGCGAATGGCATATTCTCCACGGTTGAATGACAAGTTTATAGGCGCCTTGATTGTATTATTTTTTGGCAGAATAACATTACGTGCGGGTCCCATAAGCCATTTGAGTCCCGCCTTTTTAGCCACGCCGGTCACTGGAGTGCGGGCTGCAATCGCCGCATTACGGGCCCTGTGGTAAAATGCTTTTAACTTTTCTACATTGCCCCATTTGTGGAGACGTCCACTGTTGTTGACGTGAACATTGGTTGAATTGGGAAGCTTGCGCCACGTCACTTCGTTATTATTTGTGACGTAAAACTCAAACGCACCATTCCGGTCATTAACATGTATAGGTCTCCGGTTTGAATTAATAAACAAAGTTTTTTTCACCATTTATTAATACTGTAGAAAGTATTTTCGAGCTTTAAGGATACACTTTCATAGTATGTAATGTCGCAGCCGTGCATATTCCTATCAACACCGTGTTACGGAGGACTGTGTCTTCAGGCGTACGCTGAGTCGATCATCAAGTTACAGAACATGTGCGGCAAGTACGGAGTTCAACTGATGCTCGATACGACTGAAAACGAGTCACTCGTTCACCGAGCCCGAAACATTTCAGTTGCTCGATTCATGCAAAAGGCGACGCAGGCGACGCATTTTTTGTTCATCGATGCTGATGTACACTTTGAGCCAGAGGCTGTCATGCGTCTTTTGACGTCTGGGCATGACGTGTCTTGTGCGGTGTATCCCAAAAAGGTGATTATGTGGGACCAAGCGGCGGCGGCAATTTCGTCTGGAAAAGACATTAACAAGGCGGCGGCTGCACTTGTTATGAATTTTAAATATGCCAACTCACAGATTACGAATGGTTTCGTCGAGGTGCTCGACGGTCCGACTGGGTTTCTCATGATTAAACGCGACGTGATTGAACGTATGTATGCTCAGTACCCAGACCTCAACTGCAAGAATGACCACCAGAATCGTGATTTCGACGACTACTGTGCAGTGTTTGATTGTATGATTGATCCAGTGACTCGTCGGTACCTGTCTGAGGATTACGCCTTTTGTCGTCGTTGGCAGCAGATGGGTGGAAAGATCTACGCAGACGTCACAACGACACTCGGACACGTTGGAAACCTACGATTCATCGGGAAACTCGAGGATCGAATTAAAAGCTCAACTTAGAATAATGGAAAATGCTCGTCTAGCCCATATACGTCATACGATGAATTGGTACAAAAATGAACGTAACTGGATAGCTCAAGGACGACCAAATAATCCAGCCATGAAAAAGCATTTTAATGTATTGTGGAGTTGGATGAAAAACCATCCCATGAATGTGAATGTTCCTTTGTACAGAGGTCTCAAAATTAACATTGCGAAACAACTTTTAAACAAGAACTATCTTATAAATGAGGCGTTTCCTTCATTTACGAAAAAAGCACAGATGGCTAAAACGTATTCGGGAAATAGATATCCTAAGAAGAATGGTATTGTTATCGTACTAAATGCTGGAAAGTATCCAGCAATGGCACCAAACAATAACAGAAGATATCATCACAAAGAGAATGAAGTAACTCTCGCGCCTGGAAGATTTAATTTAGTGATGAAGAATGGTCGTCCCAACAAAAATACAGTGAAAAATAGTTACTACGGAAATATTAACGTCTACAAAGTCAAATACACACCGGCAAAGAAGAAATGAAGGTTAAAGATTCAAGTTGTCTTTTTGACATGTACGTTGTGTGTGTGACGCGTAACAAGTCTATTGCGGTGACGACGCTTCACTCGCTCATGACGCTCAACATGTATGCGGGTCAGCGACAGATTCACATTGAGCACTTGTTTGTTGAAGGACTTTCAAGTCTTCCCAAGTTGATGAAGTCTGGTGAACGAATCATCTGGTTTGACTATGGAACAAATCTTGATCAAGAGTCCATTCCTCGTGTGCTTGTGCCGATGGACAAGGATATCAAGGTGCTTGTCTTTCCAGCGGTCGTCGAGGGTGTCGATTGGGACATGTTCCGTAAAAAGACGGAAGCAGGGTCGACCGAGCCCATCCACCAACGCGCTCTCAATTTTGACACGGATGTTGATAAGAAGATTGCTGGTACAGATATTTACGATGTAAAAACTACCAGTGCCCGTGTGTGGGTGATGGATTCCAAGCCCATTGACAAGAAGCTTCGTGGTCAGACGTATGACTCGTATGAGCAGCTGTTTACAAAAATCAAAGGTGCAGGCATTCGCATCGCTGCGTATGCAGACGCGGTTGTCGTGCGCCACTACACGCACGAGTGTCTCGGAAATATTCTAGAGATGCCAGGTGTGGTGACGGGACCGTAAAAAAACACGTAATGTCCTCACCTAAGGACACCAGACTCTACAAAATAAACAAAATGTACGAAGACGCTGTCAAGCAGTATATTCACCAGGTGTGGGAATCCACTGATCCATCATGGTTTCCCGGACCTCAACCGATATCTATTGAACGCCGGCACTTCAAGGTGCTCAAGTCTCAACCGTACGTCGTGTGCGAAAAGACGGATGGTGTGCGTCACATGCTCGTCTGTTTTGAAGCACCCGATGGAAAAAAGATTTGTGCACTCGTCGATCGTGCCTTTCATTTGACGTTTACGACGCTGACTGTTCCTCGCGACACGGTTCTCGATGGTGAACTCATGGATGGTGTGTATCACGTATACGACGCCGTGCGTATCAAGGGTGAGGACTTGCGCAAAAAGACGCTGACGGAACGCCTTGCAAAGGCGACGGCAGTGACCAAGATGATTTTGAAACAACCCAAACTACAAGTCAAGGTGAAGGATATGGTGCCTCTGAGTCAAGTCGGAACGTTGAAGTTGTCTGAAAAGTCGGACGGTCTCATTTTTACACCAATCGAGGAGCCTATTCGCATCGGCACACACGAAACGCTCTTCAAATGGAAACCCCGTCAGCTCATCACGATTGATTTTTTGGTCAAGAATGGCAAGGATCTGTTCATCCAGGATCGTGGAAATTTGCGGAAGGAGGCGGAACTTCATATAAGTATTCGTCCATATCAAGAGGGCACCATCCTTGAATGCGATTACAAGGACATTGGGTGGACGCCGGTCAAGGAGCGTCGCGACAAGACATATCCCAACAATCGTCGCACCTATGATCGCACAGTTGTGAATTTACGGGAAAATATTCAACTCGAGGAATTTTCCAAACTGTAATTAGGATGACGCGTCACATAACCCTTGTGAAAAAATGGCCAGAAAGATATTTTAGTTCTTTATCCAAACCTGTGCAATTCATGCGTGAGCGTGAACTTTTGAAAAGGAAACGCACAGGTCAGTTTAAGCTGGGAAAATCGGACACGTTCGCCAAGCCTCACAAGTCTAAATGGACACTCCAGTTTCACAAGGTTTATCCCGGACTCAAGTTTAATAAAAATGCAATTTCTGCCAAGACGGGCATTTCACGCCAAGTGCTCAACACGGTGTACAACAGAGGACGGCGTGCATGGCAGACGGGTGGAAGTCGGCCAGGCATGACGGCGGATCAATGGGGTGTGGCACGCGTTTATAAATTTGTTTTGGTTTCAAAGAAAAAAGCTCCTGTATCATGGTACAAAAACAAGTCGGATCCTAATAAAAATCTGCGGTCAAAGTAAATGGCCCTCCAGTTCTATGTTATTCCAGCCGCTCTTTATGCAGTTGTTGCCAGCCCCGCGACATACCAGGCGACACGTGGTGTTTTCGGAAGCTGGGTTGCTTCATCAGAGGGCACAGCCCGTCTCGGTGGTTTGATCCTGCACGCCATTGTGTTTATTCTGCTCGCGTCACTCGCCATGAGCCTGTTCCCCAAGAAGGCGTCATATGGTCGTTCAATGTACGCCGACGTTGTGGGCGTTCTCGATACCCAGCCAGGTGATTATGACAAGGGTGGCGAGACTCACCGCGGTATGGCACCAGCTCCTTACCTATAGATCATACTCACGCTTCGACAGCTCTGAACGTTCACGGTCAGGCTCGGGTGCCTGGTCGTGAAGAGCGCGCGTCAGATCATTCACCTCGTCCCACGCAACGCGACACTCCTTCGTATCCTCAAAGTTGTGACACAGAAGCTGAGCGTGCTCAATAGCCTGCTTCAGCTTGTATCGAATCTGAGCCTTCTTGCGCGGCTGAGCAGTGCACACGACGATGGGACGAATGGACATCATCTTTGTTACATAAAAGTGCCACACCTTTATTACGTAAATGACACGAGGGCTGATGAATGCCGGAAACACGTGCTACTTCAACTCGGCTGTTCAGTGCCTGGCACACGTGCCGACCCTCACCAATCGGTTTCTTCGCGAAGGACCTTACGAAGGTTCTTGCGAAGTGACTCGGGAATATTCAAAACTCATTCGGTCCCTGTGGACAAAGGGAAACGAGCCCATGGATGCAAAACCTCTCCTGACGGCGTTTCAAAGTAAGTTTACAGATTTTGTGCCTCGTCAGCAGCACGATGCACACGAAGCGGTTCTGTGTCTTTTGGATGCGCTCGAAAAGTCACTCGGACTCGATTACATGAAACCCATTTTTTACGGAAAGGAGGAACAGGTTGTGATGTACCCCGACGGAAGGTCTTCACGAACACACGAGTTTGTATCTCTGTTTGTCGATTCACCTGAACATATGATGAAATATGACAAGTACAATATTCTGAGCGACTATGTCGACGACGCTGGCAAAAAATACAACGCTGCTGCGATGCAAACGGTTATCACGGAAACTGGCTATTGCATGTCCGTCATTTTTACACAAAAGTGCCCTTCTGAACTCATTCCAGAAACGTACAATGGCATGAAACTCTTTGGACTCGTGCTCCATTGGGGACTTTCAGCAAACAGCGGACACTACGCAGTTGTCCTCAAACACAAGGGACAGTGGCGTTTGATTGATGATGACGTGGTCACAAAAGTCGACAAGCCTGACCCTCACACGATGTGTTCAATGGCGTGGTATAAAAAGATGTAATGTGTTTGTCAAGAATTGAAATGGGTTCAACAAAACAAACAACATGGAGTGCTCAGTCTGCTACAGCGACGTTGGTCCTTTTCGCACGTTGAGCTGCACGCATGCATTTTGTGCAGACTGTATAAAGAACTGGTACCTCAAGGGTACCGGTACAGGTTGCCCCATGTGTCGCCGTCCGATTTACTTTAAAGGTTTTCACTCGGTTCGCGACTCGTGGAATGAAGATTCTTGGGACATTAAATGCAACGAAGCTTTGAACGATGCATTTGATGCGCGGATAGAAGATGCAATTGAAATAAGCCGAATTCTGCACAAAAAGTTTCGGAGAGAGATCCTGGATGACTTGGTTGAGGACCTGAAGGAGATTGAGAAGATGTTTCGGTTTCTCAAGTTTGATGGATGCAGCGCCGAAGAGATTGACTACTTGCTCAACGAGACTGACTGTTACTTTTCGGATCGACATGTCGGAAAGTACATATGGGACAACGACCCCTTCAAGGAGAAGGTGCCGCAGCAGCGAGCTAAAGGGTACCATTGCCTGAATTGGAAATGGAAATGAGTGTAATATGGAAGCAACTTCCTACTGATCTTGTGCGTCTTATTGTCCTCTTGTCTGACCCATCAATCGATACGCGTCTTTATTTTAAAATTCCACCAAATAAACTTGACGAGGATCGTGGCTGGCGCTTGTGGTACCTTCTCAAGTCCCACGATGGACTCGTGTACAACTTAGAATCTCAAGCGCTTCACATTTTTAGAGTTCCCGGACGTCACGTTGTTCGTCGTCCAGTTGATTTTAACCGTTTGGATGCATGGATGACTGTTTTCAATGAGCACGAAAAGACGCACACACTCGAGACGTATTATGAAAATGGCGATTATGTCTTTACATGCTCGTCAGTTGCGTTTTATACTGAGATGCGGGTTCTTTTAAGAGGGTCTGGGATAGCGCGTTGCATCAATGTAGCTACAGGACACACATTTTAAAAAAATATGTGTAAACTATAAATGAAAAATTATAGAATTCGTAACGTTCACGTCTATTTTGGAAAAAATGCTAATGCCGAACGCAACTTACGTAAGAATATTAACGAAATAAAACGTGTTATTGCAATCTACTTTAATAAAAATAAACTTGTCAAAAACTCTCCAACTAATGGAAATAACTATATAAATAAAGTTGACGAAGCTATCAAGATAATAAAAGAATTGCACAAACGATTACACGTATTGCACACCAAATACCAAATCTATCATGTAAATAACTCGCTTATAAAAGCAAATATAAACCTTGCAGCAAAAAATTTATCTGAATATACTAAATTTAGATCTTCACTCATAAAGACAAACAAAAGCAACGCAAACCACGTCGCAAATCTTAGAAAACAAATTAATAATATAAAACAAGGTTATTTCAATTCGCCCAACTTGGCTCATTTGCCTATCAATTTTAGACGACGTTATATAAACCTTCATATTAGAAACGAGCCAAGAGTGAAAAAACTACAAAACGAAATAAATATTTATACAACACATGTTGCTCCAACACACAAACCAGTCTTCAAATCATAATCTTGCAAATGTCTGAAATCTTGTAGATGATGTTGAACACCTGATGACGCTCTGCCGCATTCTTGGGTGGGTCGAGAATCTCGAGCTCAATCTGGTACTCCGTCGCCTCCTCGCTGTCCTTGTCGTCTGCGTCCCCACTCACCTCCGACAGGTCGATGGACAAACCCTTGCGTACAAAAGAATACCGCTTACGCTTCTTGACACGAGTGAAGTTCTCATCCGCGTCTTCGTTCCGGTCATACGGCACCTCTGAAGAAATACCAATACGTGCATCCACTGGAAACCCATTCAGAGGCTGATCATTCACGTGAATACGCTTCTTGATGACACACGACTCCATCTCATCCGTCACATCATTCATCACAACCCGCTTCGACGCAGCCGTGTCGTAGTACACTGTAGACTGTGACTCATTCGTGCTTTCCCACTCATCAAACTTTCGAAGACGGCGAAGAACCTTTTCGAACGTTTGCTGACCGACATTTGTATCAAACTTGCCACGATTCACCTTGCCGAGACGAATCTCGATTTCGACATTCGGTGTATCCTTGTACGTCTCAATCGTATTCTCCCACGCATTGAACAGCGCAGTCATAGTTTCCATTGAAGTTTATGTGTTTGTTGTGTTTAAGTCCAATGGGGCACGAAGTGCCCGTTGTCCGCCGCCTGACAGACTTCCCGCTTTCAGCGGAAAGGTCCTAGACGTCTAGGTCCTCTCCCGCGTAGTTGTCCTCGACTGCGTCGACTCCGTGGATGAACTTTTGGTTTGCATAAGCCTTCCCGCGATACGTCATTGAGCCGCTCTTCACATCAATTTCTCGAGACGAAAACGGTCCGGCGTAAATGTCCTCGTTGAACTTTGAACGACCGAGAACATTCTCTTGACAGTGCTGGTTGAAAATCTGGACGAACAGCTTCTGAGGAATGAACTTGTCCACGCCGTACACCAGCTTGTCGCTCGCCAGAAAGTGCTGAAGAGGATTGGTCACCGTCGCCACCTGTGACTGCACCGTCTTGAAGTACGGCGGCAACACGCTCCAGATGTCCTTCTTGGAATACTTGCTTGAATAGTCAAGGTATGCCCGAACACACTTGCACAGAATCGTCGGAATCTCCGCCTCGAGCTTCCCATCGAGCTGTGGATCTGGCTGAGAAACCTGGCGTGCAAAGTTCCACGTCACGAGACGGCGAAGCACCGATCCGGAGTTGTCTCGATAACTGGGCACCTCGTTACCACCGAGAATACCGGGCACATTCCATGTCATTGACAACGCCTTTTCATTCTTGCGTGCGATGGACACATCCTCACCTGAAACCATCGACTGAAACTCCGCCTGTTCGAGTGCGAGGTCACCCTTCACCTCAGGACTGATGAACATGAATCCGTCGTGAATCGACCACAGACCAAACTTCTTTTCGATGTTGTTGGACAGTGTCCGCACATCCTCTGGGTCGTAGAACCGCTTACACACCTTGGTGATGATCGTCGACTTGCCCGACCCGGCAATACCCTTGAGAAAGGGGATCACCTGCCAGGCATCCTGATCGTTCGTATCAAAACACAGACGACCAATGAATACATACATCCAATCAATGACATCCTGTGGAAAGCGTTGATACTCCATGATGGACTGAATCACAGGCGTCTTGATATCCTGCCACGCCTCAATGGACATGTTCTCCTCTGGAAACTCCTGGTCGAAATACTTGCAACTCACAACCGTCGGATCCAGAGTTGCAATCTCTGGTGAACCATATCTGTAAAAACGGGACGTTTGTCCCTCGGGAGTCCAATCCCTTCCCGCAAAGATGCCGTTTGAAAACGACCATACGGTTCGGTTCTTCTTAATCTCGGGAAACTGAATGTCACGACACATTGACAGGTGAGTTACAGTGTCACGAACGATACTACCCTTACTCGTCATGTTGCGCCACATGTCGTACTTGTCTTCCTTTTGTGTATAGAAATACACAAACTCCTTAATTTCCATGACTGGCTTCCAGGCTCGAGTCAAATAACCACCCTCGGTCGTTTCAATCTGCTTACAGCACTGACCCTTGTAGCGCTTCATCTTTTGCGTGTACGTCTTGTTCAGAAGATACAACAGGAGACGTTGATACGGGCTCGCGTCATCCTCTTCGTCAGCAGTGTCCATGGTTTTGCAACGGAACAGTGACGAATCCATGTCACCAGACATTGGCGCAAACGTAGGACTGTTGATACGTTCAAAGGAACGAACGTACCTGAAAATTATTTCATAGGCGTCGTCGGCAGTCTCGATGAGTCGCATCAGGCGAAAGGCGATGCGAAACTCGTCACCGTTGACATCCTCAGAAGGTTTATCCTTGATCCCCAGTTCACTCGAACGGTGATACAACTCGGAGAAGAGGTTTACCAGGCGACGCTTCTGTTCCTGAATCCGCTCCAGATCTACATTCTGGGGCATACCATTCGGGTCCAGTTCGTCGTCTCGAAAAAATTGTCTAAATCCATTGGTGAGCGGTGCAAACCGATCACCTTTACAGGTGAGACCCATCTTTTCCTCGAGTTGACCGATGAAATGTTCGAGACGCTCTGGAGTGAGCGTTGATACTTCGGAGCGCATGACTTCCATGCGAATTTCATGTGCGTGCTCAGGCGGCTGATCCCGGTCGAGTGTGTGCACCTGGGACATGTTCGTCATAGTACAAGAGAGTTACATTTTTTTAGGCCTGCGCCTCTGGGACTGGAGCTGGCTTTGCACTCAGGGCGGTCAGTATCTTGATCAGGATAAGGTTCTGCTTCTCCAGGTGCTTGGCGATCAGCTGGGTTGCATCCTTCAGGCTGGCGAGGGAGGTGGCAATCGTCTCGCCATCCTCAGTCGACAGGAAGTTACCCAGCGCCTCCATTGGATCCATCATCTCCATATCATCGTCACACTCAAAGTCATCACCCTCGATGTTATCAATCTCGGTATTATCGTCAGCCATTTAATGTAACTAGACAAAAAGGTTTGGACAGGCGAACGCGCCTTCCCGGGCCCAAATTATTTTCTTGGCTAATACCAAATGGCGGGTGGTCTTATGCAGCTGGTTGCCTATGGCGCCCAGGACGTTTATCTTACCGGCAACCCCAAGGTTACCTTCTTCCAGGCTGTGTACAAGCGTCACACCAACTTCGCTATGGAGTTGATCCAGCAGACGACGAACGGCTCTCCCTCCAGCAGCGGCCGTGTGTCCGTCACCATTGCCCGCAACGGTGACCTGGTCGGCAACATGCACGTCGCCCTGACACCTACATCCAACATTCTGACGTCCAACAACAGCGTGTTCGACACCAACTGGGTGGCTGAGCGTGCCATTTCCGCCGTTGAGCTGACGATCGGTGGCCAGCGCATTGACAAGCACTACCAGACATGGTGGCGCCTGTACGCCGAGGTGTTCCTGAATGAGTCTGACAAGTACGCCTGGGGCAAGATGACGACCATGCAGAACCCCATCGCCACAAGCGCGAGTGCTCTGTCTCCATCCAAGGTGTACCTGCCTCTGCTGTTCTTCTTCAACCGCAACCCTGGTCTGTACCTGCCTCTGATTGCTCTGCAGTACCACGAGGTGCGCCTGGACTTCGACCTGACCGCCTACTACACCAGCTACTTCGGCACGACCAACGCCTTCGAGGTGTGGGCCAACTACGTGTACCTGGACACTGAGGAGCGTCGC